AAACCACATATGGATCAGAATGTGCGCTTACTTCATTGGCTGTGGATGAGCCTTTAGAATATGCAAGATTATATCTCGATGGCAATTTACAGATGTGGATAGATTCAGAAGATTCACTTGAATTATAGAACAAGAATAACGGGTAGAAAACTTCTGATGCCCATTTTACAAGGGGTTCGAGTTTTTTATGTCTGCTGGCGCTATTTCTTTGCTGGAGTACTATTTTCGGGATAATGGCGAAAGGCTTTAGCGGTATAGTTAGAAGCACCGTTTCCATATTTTGTATTGGTTATGGTTTTTATATAATCGCTGGAATAATAGTCAATTGTAGAGCAAATGAAATAGACACAGGGGATTAAGGAAGAGTTGAAGGCAGATAAACAGATGGAATGGGTAGCAAATAAATACTATACAAGAGTATGAAAAGGGAATTTTGAATAAGGAGATGATTTGGCAATAAGGTGCAGTAATCTGGTGGAAAGCAAGTCTGAAAATGGCTTGCTTTTTGCTTTACAATGTGGTTAGTTGATGTATATAATTATGATAAATCATTGCTGCAAGGTTATCACAAATAAGCCTAAAAAAATCGCGCCCGGCTGTCCTGCGAAAAGTGTCCGGCGCAAAAGCCAAGAATCTGATATGCGCGTGAGATTTTACCAACGGCCATGTCTATCAGGTTCCGGGTCTCCGGGTCTGACACCTCTGCGAGGGCTGCTTTGAACGCCTGCTCCGCCTCGTCCACCTCCGGCACGTCAAACCGCTCTACGAGCTGCTGGGCGGTCTCCGAGGTAGCGAAGCTGCGGAGCCGTGCCGTCTCCCGTTCCCAAAGCTGCTCCGGGGTGGGAGCTGGCGGCTGCGTCCGCGTAAACCAACGGGCATAAAAGTCGTCGGCCATTGTGATACCTCCTGTGGGCTTTCTTTTGTTCTTTTCTTTCTATACTCTACTTCCCTTTACTTTACTTCTCTTTACTATACTTTGCGGCTTTCCGCTGTCGGAAATCCGGCTGCGCGCTCTTTGTTGTCCTGCTCCGCCCCGGATATTCCGTTTCGTCGAGGTTTTCTCCCCGGAAACTGCTGCATAGCGGGCTTTCCTCCGCCCGAAACGAAAATCCAAAACTCGAATTATTTGGTGTATTTTCCGCCTAAATTCTCGCAAAATAGTGGCAAGTAGAAAAATAGGTTTTCCGTCTCGGTGATTTTCGGAAATTCTCTCCCCGGAAATCGCCGCTTTTTATTTGTCCGGCTTCGGGGCCTCCATGTCGATGCAGTTCATGGCCCTCTGCCGCTTGATGTACTGCTCCTCCCCGACGGCCTCGAGTTGGTTCTTGTGGGTGAGGAGCGTAACCGTTCCGCCGTAGGCCTGCACCACGAATCCGTACTGCGCTGCGAGGCCCACGACCTCACTCCAATGGCTGTCAAGCTCCTTGAGCTTGTTCTCATTCAACGACACGCTGCTCCGCCTCCTCTGCCAGCCGCTTCATTATGCGGAGAACTGTCCCGGCCTTTTTGAACGCCTCCGTGAGCTTGCCCTCGGTGATGTCCGGGCTGCCCTCCGTGACGTACCCAGCATAGGTCATGTAGGGAATATCGTGCTGCGGCCCGCCGTAGAAAAAGCACATATCCAGCGTGTCGCAGAACATATAGCTGTTCTTGACCGGGCGTGGCTGCCTGCCGTCCCGGAATCGGACGGAAATTCTCTCCGCCCATGTGTGCGCGTCTGCCGCGCAGTTATGCCATGTGATGTGGGAATCCAACCCAGCCTCGTTACAGGCCTTGGCGATGGCTCTGGCCTGCTGCTTGTCCGTCATAAAACCGCCCCCTCTGAAAGCCTGCGCGCCGGATTAAACTCTTTTCCGGCGGAATATCCGTTGTAGTATGCGCCGGCAGAGATACTTTCCTCTGCGCGGGATTTGAAAGCCTCTTTCCCGAGCCTCTGCGCGGCCTCTGTGACCTCTTTGGGCATCACCAGTACAAGTCCCCACTCCTCTCTGTTCTCCTTTTCCTGCTGCTCAAACGCGGCACCGACACCCATGACGAAGCCGTAGCCGTAGCTGTCGCATTCCTGCTTGATGAACTTCGAGTAGTATGCGGTGTAGTCTGCGTACTCGCGCCTGATGTTCTTCACCCCGGCCCGTATGCAGTCCACGGCGTACTTGAATACGGCTATGCAGATTTCCACGTCGTCCTCGAGGCCGATGAACCCCACGTGCTGCGTCTGCTGGCCGTGGTAGCGTTTTCTGTACCCCTTGCAGCAGTAGCTCTCTCCAATGGTCGCGGAGAGCGGTACAATCCACGGCTCCCGCCGCTTGCTGCAAGTGATGTCCGTCAGCACGTCCTTGACAGCCTGCTTCTCCGCCTCCCGGCATTCCCGCTCCGTGAGCTTATGCTCTGCCATGAGCTGCCGGGCCTTGAGTAGGGCGGCCCGCGCCTCTGCCTCTACCGGGCTTTCTGCCAGTGCGAGGAGCTTCCTGATCTTCTCCTTGTAGTCAACCATCTGCCTCAACCTCCCTCCGGGCCTCGTCGATACGCTCCTCAAGGCGGGATTTCCGGGTGTAGCGGTTCGTGTTCTCCTTGTAGAAGCAGTAGCCGTCGAACCGCCAGTAGCCTCCGCCGAGGTCGTGGAACGTGATGTATGTGGGTCTGCTGACCCCACGCTCGTCCGCTTCGCTGCTGTACGGCTCCCCGCCCTGCGTGCAAAAGGAAAGCATCAGGACGGGCGGGACGCTGTCTACGAAGTGCTGCACCATGTCGTCGTCCACCTTGTCTCCAGGGAAACAGTAGTCCTCGAACGAGGGCAGGCCGCTCACCTGCCAGCCCTCGTAGGTCTTGACCGGGTAGCTGTCTGTGATGCGTTTGCGCTCCGCCTGCACCGTCTCGAGGATTTCGAGCCGCTGCTGCGCCGTGAGCTTCACGTCGTCCCCGTTGCCGCAGGGGAAAGCCTTAATCCCGCAGAGGAGGAGCTGCACGTCAACCACGCACGTCGTTATGTACTGGTTCCCTCGAACGATGTCGTATGTGACAGTCTCTCTGCTGTTCTGTGAGCCGCGATAATATACGTACTGCGACATTACCTTACCCCCTCCTGCAAATCTCCGTGACGGCTTTCTCAATGCCTCTCTTGAGGCGCGGGTCGGCCAACACCTCGTCCGCCGTGTACCCCAGCGCGTCCAGCGTGTCCTCCGTGTCCATCGTGTAGCCGTACTCGTGGTTGTCCAGCTCGTAGAGGAACATTTCGTAGATGAAGCCATCCCCGGTCTTGTCCTCCGCGATGGCGGCCTCTCGCTCTGCCTCGTGTCTGCTGAACGTGTCCCGGATTAGCTGCGCGTCCGACTTCTTGTAGTAGCCGCCCGTGCTGCCGAGGCGGTAGATTTTGTCGAGGTCTTTCTCCGGGTCGAGACCCCAGCCCCGCATCATCTCCGCAAACTGCGCGTTACCAAAGGCGAAGCCGATGGGGAGCGCGTTGACCTCTTGCTGGTGTCTCTGACAAAGCTCTGCGTATCTATTCATCGTATGTTCCCTCCAAGTTCGTGTTGTGTGTCTCGTAGTAGCGGATAAGGGCTTTCAGCCCACCCGCGTCGATGGTGAGCGTCCGGGTGTCCCCGTACCAATGGCTCAACCTTGCCCCGTAATGCTCCCCGCTGCCTGTCTCATGGGAGAGCATCTGCCGGAGCTGCTTGACCTTGTAATCGTCCATCTGTGCCGCCCTCCTCTCAACGAAACTCAGGCATACTGCCGATAACCTTGCGTACCCGCGCCTCGCTCACCCTGTAGGGTCGCTTGCGCGTGGCGTTATCCTCCATGATCTGGGCGTAAACCATGAGCGGAAGCTCGAACAGGGCCGCGCACTTGGGGTAGAGCCGAACCGCCTGCTGGCGGATTTCCAGCTCGATTTCCTCGCTCCACGTCATGTCCTGCGCACCTCCCTTGCCATTCGCGCGGCCTCTGCCGCGCAGTCCCGGCACTCTTTGATTTCCTTGATGGCCTTGCGGAGGGCCTGCACGTAGAACGCCGGAACCATCTCGCCGTATGCGTACTGGCAGGCCGCCTTTTCCTCCCGAAGCTCCTCGAGGAGCTTGTCGTAGTCAATCATGGCCGCTCACCTCCCGCCGGGCGGTGCTGGTAGAGGTCTCGCGGCTTTCTGGCCGGGTTGCGGCTGCAATTCCAGCAGCAGTCCATATCCCGGCTGGCCGCCTCGTGGACGCAGCCCGTGCAGCCAATGCCGTCCGCCACGAGCGCGTAGCCTGCCGCCGTCTCCGGGTCGAGGGGCTTCTCGTACTCGATGTAGCCCCAAGCCTCCCGGCCAACCTCCTCGCAGTAGGTCTTGCTGTCGAAGTTGAAAACCTCCTTGACCGCGTTCCCCTTCGGCTTTGGAAACGTCCCCGGCCCTACCGGGCGTTGTGTGCTGTAGTACCTCATTCGTCCCAGCCCTCCTCGTCGTAGTCGTCCACGTCCTCACGCTCGTCCCGGTAGCTCCACATATCCTCGCTGTTTGGCGTTGCTTTCAGCTCCGGGCGCTGCTCGATGTAAGCGGCGGCGGCTTCCTCAAGCATTTCGACCGCCTTATCATAGAGGCTGTCCGCCTCTATTCCCCACATACCGCGAACAATGACCGCAACCTCGTCCCCGCCGTTCTTAATGAGATACCGGGCTGCCGGGTTGCAAGTCTCCTTGCCGTACCCAACTCCGATGTGGTCGCCGTCGTTGTAGTTCCGGTAGCCAATCCGGGAAACGGCTCTGACGATCTCCCCCGCCACGGTGTCGGCCTTGCCGCTGGCGGGTACAAGCTCCGAAAAAAGAGCGTTGATTTTCTGCTCTGCTGTTGTCATGGTGGTTATCTCCTTTCGCTGCCCTGCCATCATCAGGCCGGGTAGGGCGGCTCCCGGCGACGGGCCTGCGGCCCGTTTCGGCTCATTGTGCTGGTTTCAGCCTCGCTTCCCGTAGGTCAGAAAGCTCAAGGGGGTATATGCCGTACTCACACGGAATGGCTCTGCCAGTGGAAATCCAGTGCGGATTTGTCGCGTCCGTCCCGAGCGTCCCATCTGTGGTGAGGTAGAGCTTTTCTTCACGCCCGCTTTCGTAAACAATGGTGTCCCCGTCGTGCAGCTCCTTGCCATCCCTGTCGAAGTAGCGGTAGGCCCCGTTTTCTTCAACGATTTTTGCCTTGTTCTCCATATTCGGTTTCCTTTCTCCCCGTAGGCCCGGTAGGTCAGGAGGGTTTATTACCACTCGTGGCTCTCGAACTCCTCAAGCGCGTTCTCTGCCGCGATATGGATTTTCATGTACTCGTCAGCAGCGGCCTCCTGCTTCTTGGCGAGGTCTTTGCCCGTCGTCTCGCTCTCCTCGTATTCGTGCTGGAGCTTCCTCGCGGCCTTGTAGACCTCGCCGGTTTTGGCCTCCTCCTCGACAAGTAGGCGGTGGATGTATTCCAATGTCTTGATGGTCATGTCGTGTCCTTTCTCCCCGTCCTGTCGATAGGTCAGCGCCCCGTTATGCGTCAAATCTGTTTCATGCGAAACAGCGTAGTCCCATTTTGGGGCGTTCCGGGGTAAAAAAATTTAGGCAGCCTCGCGGCCCGCATAGATGCCGGAGATGTTCAGGAATAAATACCAGTAGCCCTCCGAAGTCTCCTCAACGCCCCAGCTATAGGTGCCGTTCTTACTGTACGCCTTGATTTCCTCCGGGTCGTTTGACCACGCAGGTCTCCACCCGGTCGTGTCCTTGAAGTAGCCGCTCTCGCAGCTTTCCCTCATGCACTCTACCCATCCGGCGATGTCCCTGCTGATCTCCCGGAACGTCTTTTCAAAACGCCGTAGGGCCGTCTTGTAGCTCTTGCAGGCGGTGAACATATCAATCGAGATTTTCCATCCGTCGTCAATCGCTACCGGGATTTCCTCGTAGTCGCTGGCGTTTTCAAAGGTGTCCGTCCAGCTCTCGTACTCGGCGTAGCTGCTGAACTTCTTCATAATAGCGTCCTCCTTGATGTTCCCTTTCGGCTCCGAGGTTTCCTTTCGCATTGCGCTTCCCGCTTGAGGCCCGTTGGCTGGGCGGTGCTGTCCACATTCTGTTTTATCCTCTGACCCGTTTCGGGGAACTCTCTTGTGTTTCCCTTGACTGTGCTTTAATTATAGTCCCTATTTGGGGTAAAGTCAACCAAACTTCCAAAACATTTTTGCAGATTGCCACGTTTTGGGGCATTTTGTTGACTGTGCTGTATTCATAGTATCAGAATTGTGGACTGTGCCCCATTCAGGGCAAAAAAATAAAGCCCCTCCCACGGATTTCTCCATGAGAGGGGCTGGCCCGTCTTTTCGACGGGTCTGTTATTCTGCTGTCTGGACGGTCGGCTCTGATTTGAGCTGATTTACCGCCGTCTGCGCGATAGTCGCAGCTGTTGCCGCTGCTGTGCTTGCGGCGATGGCGGTGGTGTCGGCCTCGCTCTCCGTTACGGGGAGGGAAATGGTGAGCGGTGCTTCGAGCTTCTGCTTGCGTACCTCCGCCTCAATCTTGGTCGTCAGGTATTCCGTGATGTCGCCGTAGGCCGCTTCAATAAATGCCTGCGCCGCCGGGCTGATGGACGCGATACAGGCGGCGAGGGACTTCTGTAGTGCCTCTTTCTGCGCTTCCAGCGTGAACTCCCCGGCGTTCTTGAGCGCGTCCACGTAGGTCTGGCTGGTGGCCGCCACCGCGTCCGCGATGGCGTTGGCGATCTCCTTGATATACCCCTGTACCTTGATGTCCTCGGTCTCCGCTGCGGCGTTGTCCCCGGCCTTGCGAATCAGCACGATAACGTACCCCGCAATCACCGGGACGGCTGCCGTAACGACCGCCGTAAACAGGTTCATCAGAAATTCTTGCATTGCGCTCTCCTCCTTAATCCGGGAGCTTCAAAACCTGTCCGGGGTGGATGGTGTTGCTGGACAGGCCATTGAGGCTCTTGATTTCTGTGTAGCGGCTGCCGTTGCCAAGCTGCTTCGCGGCGATAGCCCAAAGGCTGTCCCCGGCCTTGACGGTGTAGGTCTTGCCGCCCGTGGTGGTGCCGGAGATGTCCGCCTCGTTTACCCATCCGTAAACATTGCTCCCGCCGCCGCTCACGGCGATGAGGTGGTACGGGTGTTTGCTCTTGCCGAGCTGGTAAATCTGCGTGATCTTGGCCCTGCCTGGCTTGCAGCTCTTTCCGCTGGCGGCGTTCGCGCTGGTGTAGTGCTTGCTGCCCGTGAAGTTCACCTCGTCGCCCACACTGTAGCTGCCCGTGGTGGCCGTTCCGGTGCTGCCGCCCGTGGTGGTGCCGGAGCTTGTCCCGGTCGCCTTGCTGCTGTACTTCGGTACGCCATAGCCCCGGATGTTCTTCCCGTTGACGGTGATCGTGCGCCGCTTCACGCTGTTGGAGTAGTTGCCCTCAATGACCGTGATGGTCTTGCCGCTCACCTTTTCCACGATGCCAACGTGGTCTGCGTTGCCCGTGCAGTCGCCGGAGCCGTTGTCGTCCCAGTCGTAGAAAATGTAGTCGCCGGGGGAGGGTACGTAAGCGTCGTTCTCCTGCCAGCTCCCCAAATTCTTAAAGAGCTGGATATGCTTCTCGCACCCGCACTCCGTCGGGATGATGTCGGTCAGCCCTGCGGCGATGGCGACCGCGCTTGCAAACGTGCTGCACCATGCGTCCGTGTACTTCACCGCATACCCTCTGGCGAGGGGCTTGTGGCTGTTGTAGAGGTCGATAATTTTCTTGTGGCTCCCGTCGGCCTCGTTGAATCCGATGTAGCTCTGCGCGATGTCGACTACCTTTTGCCGCAATTCCTGTTCTGTCATGCTGCTTCCTCCATTTCCGGGCGTGCTGGCCTTGTCTGCGTACTTATCATAGTAGCTCTGGCCGTAGCCCGCCCTCTTGTTCTTTGCTGCTGCGCTCTGGTCTGCCGGGCGTTCAAAATTCACGAGCACACTGTCGCTGGCGGCTTTTACAGTGCTCGCCGTCTTGAGGGTGTTGAGCACCGTCTTGTAGCTCTCCGAAAGCTCCTTAAACAGAAAATCGAGCTGCATCTCCAAGTCCCCAATGGACTTGCCTGCGGCCCGAGCAAAGTTAAGCATATTCTGTTTTCTGCTCCAAAACGTCCACTGAGCGAGGCCGTAGCCTGCGCTGTCTCGGACGAAATTGCCATAGCTCCCGTTGTCTACTGCGGCGGTGTAGGCCGCATCTGTGTAGCCCAGCTTCTTCTCATAGGTGTTTTGCAGGTTCTGCGGGTTAAGCCCGCTCTCCGCATAGAGGTTCCCCATCAGGCCCGCTGCGCCCTCCGCACTCATGCCTTTCCCTACGAGATAGTTCCATATCTTTTCTTCGTTCGTCTTGCCTGTAAGCATTGTCGCTCCTTTCTACTGGCCTACACCGGTCGGCTCCTCGCGCTCCGGCTCCGGCCCTGCGGTGTCGGCGGTGTTTGCGTTTGCCGCCCGGTGCTTGTCCGGCCAGTTGTTGTTTTTGCTCAAATTTTCCAAAAGAGATTTAATGGCGTAGGCCAAAACAACGCCAATAATCTCCGTGACTGCGACCTGTGAAAGGCTCTCCGCAATCTGCATCTTGTCGAGGTATGCGAGGATATAGCTGCACCATACCCAAGCAAAACCGTTTCCGAGGCAGACCCAAACAACCTTCTTCATGGTCTCCGTGCTTTTTTTCGTCTCGATTCCCCCTCCTGACCGGAGGGTTTTCACCCTCCGGCGCAGCCGTTCGATGGCGTTTCTGCACAGCAGCAGGCTCACAAAGGCTCCGGTGGAAAAAGAGACGAGGATTATCAGTCCAGTTTTCATAACCCCTCCTCACAGCCCAATCTGTGCGAAAATAAAACCGAGGATGATACTGATAACCGCCGTTGCGATGTGGCTCACAACCTTTCTCCACATCTCTCCGTCGCGTCCCTCAAGGACTTCCATCCTCTCGCCCTGTCGCTCCTGCTCTTTTGCCATGCTCTGCATACTGAGTGCCAGCTTTTCCACCGAGGTAGTCAAGGCTCCGATCTGGCGCACGTTGTCCTCAAGCAGCGAGATTCGCTTGTCTTGCCGCTGGTTCTGCTCCTCAAGCCGCTTGCGGAACTCCTCGTGCTCTGCTCTCGAAATTGCGTCCTCCACTTCTTCCTCCTTTCCCGCCTGCTGCTTGATAAAAGAAAACGAGGACGCTGTTGCGCCCCCGTTCCGCAGCTCTACGATTTTTCTCTATCGGCTGAAGCCGGATGTTTGCCAATTATCGGTCGCGGCCCGATGCTTCTTTCATTTTCAGTGCATAGGATGAGTAAATCTCATTGAGCTTCCTCCGCAGCCCACGGCTGTTGCAGTGTAGCAGAACCCCTCTGTAAGAGGCTGCTGTCCTGTCAAACGCCTCCTTGCTCATGTTTCCTGCGGCGACTTCTTCGCACATCCTCTTGACGTTCCGTATGATTCTCCGGGCTGTCTGCTTTTTGAGCTTTCTGTGTGTCGCCCAAATGTGGTATCCAACAAATTCAACACCCAGGCTGCACGGTCTAAGGGCCGTCTTTTTATTGAGGTCGAGCCGCAGAGCGTCATGCAGGTATGTCTCGATAATCTCTTTTAGATTCCCGAGGCTCCTTTTGTCGTCCGAAAGGATAATCACATCATCCATATACCGGATATAGTAATGGATGTGCAGCTCATGCTTACAAAGCTGGTCTAACTCGTTAAGGTAAAGATTAGCGAAAAGCTGGGACGTAAGGTTGCCTATCGGCATACCCACATCCGCAAGCCACATATCCTCTGTGCAATCCTCCGGGCTGAATCCGATAGGAAGTCCAAAACGGGTGTCCTCGCTGTTGATTATCCTTTCGAGCAGGTGCATCAACCTTTGGTCTTTAATCCTCCTTCCCAGTATTTCGAGCAGGATTGCATGGTCTACCCTGTAAAAATACTTGCTGATGTCCAGTTTCAGATAATACCACTTTCCGGGCCTGCGGCTTACCTGTCGCAGCCAATACTGCAAACGATCTGCGGCCCTGTGGCTGCCCTTGTTTCGCCTACAGGCGTAGCTGTCCTCAATGAACTGCTTGTCGTAAAACTCGTAGAGCCTCCTGTATATCGCCCACTGAACTATCCTGTCTCGGTACTGTAACGCCATCACAAGCCGTAGTTTTGGCTCTCTGACGTAAAACTGCCGGTATTGTCCCACTTTATAGGTCTGCCAAATCAATTCGTTTTGAATCTCAATGAGGTTTTCTTCCAGCCTATCCGTAAACTTCATAACATCGTCCCGGTATCGCTTGCCCTTTCTTGCCTCAAGGTGCGAATTGTAAAGCTCCTCGTATTCACAAATCCCGTCGTATACGTCGTCGAGTACACTCATGCCCGCTGTAGCGTCACATGGTTTACTGTCCATATCGGTCTATCTCCCTCCCGCCGTGCGTGACGTTCCCGCCTCGTGCCGCTGCTGCGGTACGTTTTCACGGCAATATAATCTTTTCCTTTGGCCTGTCCTGACCGCAGGAGGGAAGCAAGCCCCTTTGGTGCTATGCTCCGGGCGAAGTCCCTTGAGACTGCGCCTCCTGTCCGGCATAGCAGCAGAGCGGAGCGGAACCCGATGTTGCTGTTCACGTTCGAGCGCGGGTTGTTCAGGTTCGTGTAGAACACGCCCGCATTCGCACTGTTGTTCCAGCTGCCGCCGCGAAGCGGGAATCGCTATCCGGCCTGCTCCCCAAATACTGTTATTTTGCGTACTTCATATAACCGCCGATTATACGGCCTATTTCGCTCAGCATACCGCTCCAATGCTTGTATTTTTTGAAGGGAAGCGGCGGCGCAATGTTCGGCCCGTAATAGTCCTTATCCTGCGCCAGCCGTACAAAATGCCTCAGAACATCAAGCTCAATGTCGAGGTCTTGCAGCGTCGTTTTCTTGTAGTATTTTTTCTCAATCGTGATTGCGAGCCGATACATAGTGAGCATTGACTTTCTTATCTCAGCCGCTGTTTCGCGTTCACGCCTTGGAAAATTTGCTACCGCCTGCTTACCGTACTTCATCATGTCGGCAATCTTTTCTTTGAGTATAAAACTCGTCGTTTCCTTGCCGTAATTGTTTGATTGGTCTACCATCGGTTTTCCCCTCGTCCGTAAAAGAAAGGGGAGGGCTATCGCCCTCCCCGTCAGTTATCCTGCGTACAGTTTACAGTTCCCCATAAAAAGCGGAGCGGAACCCGAAGAAGCTGCTCACGTACGAGCGCGGGTAGTGCAGGTACGTGTAGAACACGCCCGCAAACGCACCGGAGTACCAGCCGCCGCCGCGAAGCGGGAATCGCTCGGTCGCTCCGTTGTTCAGGTAGAAGTAGTCGCCCTCATAACCGTTGCTGTCCGCCGGGAAAAGTGCCAGCTCTTTCAGAATCTGCGGAGCTGCGGAAACGCCGCTCGCCAGCGCCATAGCCTCGAAGGTAGAGCCGCTTCCGCTTCCTGCTGCCTCATCGCCGACCACATTGGTGATCGCCGTGCAGAGTGTCACCTTGCTGCTCACAAAGTCATACTTGAGCGTACCGGCGGTTCCCGGTGTAACAAGGGAGCCGTCCGGCATAATCGCTTTCCACTCTGTGCTTTCTGCGCCCATGTCACAGGTTGCACTCATGCAGTTTGCGTAGGGGATGATCTGGATTTCCCCTTCTACCAGCCTCATGCCTGCGCACCAGTCCCAAACGTTGCCGTTCAGGTCTGCAATGCCAAAAGGCGTGTGGTCGTGATACCATGTCGCCGGGCCGCTTCCCGTTGCGGTCTTGTTGACCTGCCCATCCGAGCCTACCGTTGCCGCAACGCCCCTCTCGTGCGTATAGGTAACGTCTCTGCCGTAGCTGTTGTTCCCGTGGGGCATTGTGCCGTTTTTCTTGCACCACAGTGCAATCGCTCCCCAAAGGGAGAGAGGCGTAAGCCCCCACCATTCGCCTTTCTGCTTGCAGGCGTTTACCGCCGTCTGCCAGTTGAGGCTCGTCCTCGGCTCCTGCATGGGGAGGCTGTACGCTCGGTTGTTCACGATGATGTTGTGGTATTTGGAAAGCCAAACTTTCTCTCTTTCCACGTTATTGACGAGGAAAGCCGGGTGAGTGGCCTGCGTCGCCCCGGTAATCAGAGCGTCTGAAACCATCTTCGGGATAACGACCATAATGGACGGCATACCGGTGTCGTCAAACAACACCGTATTCTTTCCGCCGGAAAGGGCCTCGACGGCCAGTTTCATGTCATCAAAATTACTCACGCCTTATTCCTCCATTCCCCAAAGGTAAATTGTGCAGTTGTCGATGTCGAAGGGTACAGGCTCCCTTGTCGTAATGGTCTGGTTCGCCGCCTCCGTGCCCGCCTCTGCTTCCGGGTCGTAGTTCGGGTTTGCCTGTTCTGTTTCCGTGTACTGTCTGGCCGGGATTTCCACCTGCGCCACGTAGCGCAGCCCTGCCGCCGTACCGACCACAAGGAATCCATCGTTGTCCGAGCAAATATCAACTGTGGTCTTTTCGTCCTGCTCCCTGTTTTTCAGGTTGATGGACAAATCCTCGTCCTCTCCGAAGATGATGCTCTTGGAGGTCGTCTCGTATGCGATATGAGTGCCCGGTGTCTTAATCACTTCGTTCATCTGTGTCTGTCCTCCATTCTCTTTAATTCGCTGTAGGCCTCGCGGGAACGGGCGGCGACCAGCTCCGCAGCCTCCCTCGCCCCCTTGTCAGCCGGGTTTACTCCGAAAGAACGCATCACCTCAGCGTCATGGGCCTTGCGCTCCTCCGATTTGATAATCACGTTTGCCATAGGTTACTTTCCTCCCTGAACATAGCACTTCACCGATACGCTGCTTGCGCTGCCCGTATAGGCAATCTTGAAGCCATTCAGCATCTTGTCGCTTACAACAACATCGCCAACAAAACCGTCTGCCGCCTCTGCCTCAACAATGACCGTGTAATCCTTATTGTTTCTCACGTTCTCATTGCCAAGTGCAAGGGTTTTGACGCTGTCGTTGAAGGGGTATTTCTGCGTGTTGGTTAGCGTATCTTCAATGATAATTCCCTCAAGGCTCTCCACCTTGTCTTTGAACAGACGGAGAAGCTGCAGGGCCTCCGCCGCGCCAACATTCGCCGCAAAAATGCCCGTCTCCATGTTGTTGAAGTTTACGGCGCTCATGTTCGTCCCCTGCTGGATAACCTCTCCTGCCGGGGTCAGCGTAATCGTGCCGTCGTCGTTCTCCGTAACCGCATAGGTATTGGCCGGGGACACGGCGTGGTCTTTCCAAACCAAAATGTTGTATGCCATCTCTTTCTCACCTCCTTACTCCGCTGCGTCGATCTCGTATAACGGAAACTCCCAAAGGGTGATAACGCCCTGCGTGGCAGTTTTCGTGATACTTTCCGAAATCTCTCCGGCGACTTCTCCGCTTGTGTCAATCAGGCGGATTTGCGTGATCGTGAGCGCCGCGCTGTCTGTGGTGGTCGTGGTAACATACATCGTGTCGCCCTCGATTTTCTTCTCGGTAATCACCGCGTCGAACCACTGGCCTCCGGCATAATACTGGAACTTGTAGATTCGGCGCAGCCACTCGGCTCTCATTTTGTCAAGAAAACTCTCCTTCCAAAATGCCATCTTCAATTCACCTCCTAACTCTGTGCGTAGCCCGTACCGCAGTAGATATAATCAACGCCGTAGTCCGTGGATTTCACTCCTGCTCCGGCGTTAATTCCGTTTTTGGCTCCGACCTTTGCCCCGTCCGGGAAAACTCCGGCTGGCGTATGGTCTTTCAAATAGCTCACTTCTCCAACCTGGACTGCGCTCTCGGCGGTGTTGTGCTGCCCGATTGCCGCCTCCTGCGGCCATTTCCCGGCCTCTCTCTGCCCGTCTGAGGCACTTTTGTAGTCGTGGGTATATTTCCCTGCCCTCGCCTCCACAACGCTCTCTGCGGCTAGCATAGAGGCTATGGCGGCTACGTCCGGCTTGACCCCTGAATACACGTCGCTCTCCGACGGCTGCGCGTATTCCGCGTCGTAGCTTCTCCGCGTCGTCTCTGTGACCGAAGCCCTCTTGAACAGTGCGCCCAGCGTGGCTATATCCGGCTTCGTGCCGCACAAGTCGTAGCCGTACCTGTAATGCCTGCGCCGTATTCCAATGCCGACCGGGAGGTGGTACGTCACCGCCGCCCGATATTGGATGTGGGCCGGTATTTTTTTCCCGAGCAGCAAACTGATGTCGCCCATATAGAGCGTCGGCTCGCTCCCTCTTTGGAAGTCGATATAGAGCATATTGTTTCCGGCCTCGTCAAAGGGTTCAAGCCGGATGTCTACCTGCGCTCCTGTGTAGCTCTGTATCATCTCCGCAATCATGGTGGCTGATACTCTACCGAATCCAACAAAGTAGGCCTTAACAAGTCTCCTGCGCTCCTCAAGGGTGCGGCTCTTGCTCAGTCCTATGCTCAAGAATTTTTCGAGCTGTTCGATTGTCGCCTCGTCTGCGTAATCAATAAAGCAGTTCAGATACGTCTGCTCGATGTTCGCCTCCATCTCGTCGGCTATCTCACCGTAGGCTTTCAGGATTTCTACCATCTCAAAAACGTTACGGTAGAGCCGTGGGTAATAGGTGATAAGCTCCTCGAAGTTGTTCGCATAATACTTATCGTAAAACTTCACTTATGCTCACCTCCCCCACGACAGGGACATCATCCTCTCCCGGCGTAATGTTTTGGGCGACGCCATTGAGGGTGAGGTTGCTGTAATCGAGTAGATTTTGCAAGCTGCTCAAAATCGCTCCGACAGCCGATACGCGCACAACGATGTCCGAGGGTTCGACCGTTGTTAGGACAAGCTCTTTGAGGTATCCTTCGATTGCCTCCGTCGCCTCCGCCTCCGCTGCTTCTTGCGTTGCTCCGCTCGCCAGCTCCGCTTCAAATTCCACGTTGATTGAGAGCGGCGTTGCTGCTACCGCCGTAAAATGCGCTCCGAGGTTTGCAACGCCCTCGCCCAGCCCGTCGCCAACGGTGTAAACCTTCCCGCCTACCGTGGCCGTGTAGCCCTTTGTCGCCGGGTCGATATACTCCTGTACCTCCGCTACCTTTGACGGGCCGCAAGGCTGTCCCTCCGGGTCAATCAGCGTCCCCTTGACCGTATTCGGGCCGTTCCAGAGCGGAAATATCCTCGCCCTGCCTACGCCGTCAACGCTTTCGCACCATGTCTTGTAGTGCTGCTTGTTGCCGTTTTCGGCCGGGCCTGCGATCTTCTCCTGCACACGGGTTCGCAGGCTTTCGTCGTCCTCTGCGTCGCTGCCGCTCTCATAAACGGCTCCAAACGTCGCAGACACAAGGCCGTTGATGGTGTTTACCGGCACCGCCGGGGTTTCCTCGTAAATGCCGTTTCCCGCTTCTCCTGCGACCTCCGCTTCAAAGTAGAGCAGCCCGGTCTCCTCCTGCCGTAGCACAAAGTAAGCCCCGTCGTAGTAGAACCGTTCCCCCGGCTCCGGGGTAACTCCCTCGAACTCTGCGCGGTATTTGGCCCGCGTCGCCGCCAGCCGCGTGATGCCATACTCTCCGGCCTTTGCGTCCAGCGCGTCCCCTGTGGTCGTCGTCAGCCTTGAAAGCTCCACCACGAGGTCGAGGTCGGTGTAGAGCTTTGCGATCTTTATCAGCACACCAGAAACCGCGTCGTAGAAGATGCTGCCCTGCCGGGTGTCAATCCCCTCCGGCGCGTTGTTCAGCACGTCCTCCAACAGCCGCTCGTATGTGTAGTCCTCAAACACTCTAAATCACCTCCTCTACCTCTGTTTCTCCAAAAATCGTGTCCGCCCGAAAAGAAATACGCGCACAGTCCTCCTCGAAATCAATCTTGAAATCGTAGACGGACAAAATGCGCGTATCTGGCGCGAGCGCGTCTTTCACAAAGCCCTCCGTAGCGGCTTCGATGTAGTCCCGTGTTGCGTCCTTTGCTATAATCGCGTCCTCAATCTCGCTCCCGTACTGGTGGTCGTAAATGAGGCACTTGAATCGCGGCGTGATGATGGCCTTTCTGATCGCTTGGTTTACCGCCGTCAGTCCGTCCACCTTTCCAACAATCCTCCCGTTGTCGAGGTCGAGCCTGTAGGTGCGGCTGGGCTTTTCCTCCGCCTCCTTGACGGTCTCGACCGGGATGGGGATAAACGTGTCCGGCATTTCAGCTCACCCTATCCAGCACGAAATACTGCTTTCCGTTGTTGAAAGCCAAAACGTGTACTTTCTCTCCCGCCTTGAGCGCGTTGTGTACCGTGATGGCCTTGCGCCCCTCGATAGCGTGGCTGTGGGAGGCGAAAGATGCGTCGCCGCTGCCGCCGCTCTCGCTCTCCGTCCGCCAGTGTACCGTTACCTCCGTGCTGTAGTCCGTCAGGTGCCAAGGCACAATGGTAATATTCTGCCCGATAATCAGCTTTTCGTCGTTGACGATTTGGATTTTCAGCGGGCTTGTGGACTTCACAATCCCCTGCAAAACCTCCGCCCCGTTCCCGACCATGCCCTGAAACAACTGCTTGATACTGGTTTTCTCGGTTCCCTCTGCCATATCCGCACCTCCTTCTAACTAAAAGTCCCGTCGTCTACCCAGCCATATACCCTCGTGCTGCTGTCCGTGTGTATCAGGTGCCAAGGGTGCTTTGCTCCCTTGGCAATCAGCGTGATTTTCGCTGGGCCTGCTGCGCACTTGCTGCCCGTGGGGTTGCTGGCCGTGCTGCTCACATAGTGGTAGCCGCCGTTGAATTGCACCACGTCGCCCACCTTGTAGTCCTTGCCGCTGTCCTCCGCGCCCTTTTCCTCCTTGGCGAGGTCATTCGCGTAGTTCAGCTTGAGCGACATCGTGTGCTTGTTGTCCTCGAATGTGTGGGTATCCTCGTCCACGTAGAACGTCCGGGAAATCTCCAGCTCCGGAATGATGATATAAACGCCGATGCCGGAAATAACCTCGGCTATCCCCATCGCCTCAACCGAGAGCGTCCGCTCCGGCGTGCCCTTTTCCTCCATGATGCTCTCTATCAGGTCGTTCACCTGCGCCGCCGTGAGGCTTTCGTCTGGCTGGTCGATTTCTTGGAAAATGCCGATTTTCTTTTCCAGCTCGGCATTGCTCTTTTCGGCCACCGTCGTGCCCTCCTTGCTCACCATCTTCACCCGCGTCTTGATGTCCTCAATGCTGCGGCTGTAGGAGTAGGAGGTAATGTTCTGCCCCACCTCAATCACCCATTGCAAAATGTTTTCCCGCCGGGTGAGGAGGCTCAACTTGCCCTTGCTGCTGGCGACGTAGTGCCGTATGCCCGTCGCGTCGAAGTCGAGGCTCAAAGCGTCTGCAATCGCGTCGAACGCGGTCGTCTTGCTCTTTGTCAGCTCCGGGATTTTGTAGCTGCACTTTGCCACCTCTCCCATCGGGAGGCCGAAGCGGGTGCAGCAGTCCCGGAACACGTCGCTCGCTGTCTTGTTCTCGTAGCAGAACGTGTCCTTGTTGTTGGCGAGGTAAATCCCGTTGTCGTAGGCCGTGAATTGTAGCTTCTTTTGGTTGCTCTGCGTCTGCGACATGATGATGCCTCGAAAAAGCTCCACCCCGTCATAGCTGAAAATGCACTGGTGGCCCTGTTCCACGTCAATCCCGCTCCGGGCGTGCTTGTACCCGTCGTCGTCAATCAGCGTGACCGACAGCGTCCGTGAGGACGAGCCTTTCCGCCCTTTCCACTTCACCTGCTCGACGAGCTGGGTAACGTCATAGCCCTGTTCGCCCTTTAGAATAATCAGGCTCATTCCGTCTGCCATTGTCTCGCCTCCTCAAGGTAGTGTTAAAACCTGTCCGGGGTAAATCAGGTTCGGGTTGCCCCCGATTGTCCTCTTGTTCGCGTTGTAGATTTTCGTGTAGTCCGAGCCGCTGCCGTAGAACTGCTTCGCAATGTTCCACAGGCAATCCCCCGACTTGACCGTGTAGGTTTTCGGCTGCACGCTGTTGTCCACCCGCGCCTCCTCTTTCTCCACCGTGGCCTCCTTGCTGGGAATGTCCACCTTGACCTGCCGGACGGTGATCTCCCGGTACTCTTTCAGCGTTATGTCGTACTGGTAGGTGCCGGGGTCTCCGCCCTCCTCGCTGTAGTTGAACTTCTCAATCGAACAGTAGAGGTCTACGCCGCAGGCCGTCGCAATGAAGTGGACGGGCTTCTTGCTCGCTTTCCACGAGTTGATTTTCTGTACCAGTTCCAGCGGCTTTGTGAGGCTGCTGACCTGCACGCCGGGGAACCGCGCCGCCGGGAAAAAGCTCGAAAAGCTGAACTCAAGGGCCGGGCGGCTCTGCATGATGATGATTTCGCCCAGCCCCGTGATGTCCATGCTGTCGTTGCTGCTCCCGTTGTTGGTCTTGAACGTCTCCGGGAGGACGGGGAGCTGTATTTTCTCTTTCTCTGCGTTGTACGTCAGCCACATTTGGTACTTAGTACTCATACGACATATCCCCCTCCTCATAGATTTCGCTCTGGATGATGCTCATTAGGATAGGCTTGAGGTTTTCCCACATGATTTGCAGCACCGTCTCCCGGTCGGCTCCGTTGCCGCTAACCTCAATCGCGCCGCTGCCCGCGATTTCCAGCAGTATGCGCTTCACCTGCTCCTGTGCCGTCTCCCTGCCTGTGGAGGTCTCGCTGCCTCCGCCGCTGGTGAATACCTGTAGCGGCTGCCGCTTCTCGTTCAGCGCGGCAATAAGCCTGTCGGTCTCCTGCGTCGGGAACACGGTGCTGCCCTGCTCTCCGACGATAAGCTCCGGCCCGTTCTCTCCGGCGATAAAGTAATCCGTGCTGTCGGTCGTTCCGCTGGCGTAAGCTGCCGCTGGCCGGGCGACAAGCTCCGGCCCCTGCTCGCCCGCGAGGAAAACGCTCTCCGCGTTCGTGGTGCCCTTGGCGTGGCCCGCGACGCTCCCGCTGGAAGTCACGTTCACGTGGATGGTGGCGTTGGCCGATGACAAGGCGGACGTAACCGCGCTTGCGACCTCCCGCGCCGCCGATACCGCGCCCGTCTTTCCGGCCCGGATTTGGTCTGCGTAGGAGCTGATGGTCGAGCTGGCCGCTGCGCTGGCCTCCTCGCTCAAGTCCATGCCGTTGATGGTGTCCTGCATTTCCTGCTCGATGGCATCCATCTGCGCCGTGAAATCCGTCTGCCAGTCCGCTACGGCTGCCGCTGCGGTTTCCTTTGCGGCCTGCACCTGCCCGACGGTTTCGGCAAGGGCCGCCACCGCCTCGGTGTTGCCGCTGTTGATGGCCTCCGCCATGCTCGCGGCCAGTCCTGCGGCCTCCTCGCTGCCGGACTGCGCATAGGCCATCAACGCCTCGTAGTTCTCTTGGGTAACGCCCAAGTCCTCCGCCGAGGTGTTTTTCAGCGTCTCGACGTTGGCGCTGTAGCTCTCCCAGTAGGCGAGCTGACTGTCGAGGGCGGCCTGTGCGTTCGCCACCGTCGCGTCCATGTCGGCCTCTGCCTCGTCGAATAGGCCGAACTGCCCCTCGAAGCTCTCGAGGGCCGCTTGGTACGCCTCGTCGTAGGCTGCGCAAAGCTCCTCTACTTTGGCCCGGACGCTCTCATAGGCGATGGAGACCGCTTCCTCGTAGGAGGCTGGGCTTTCCGCCGCTTCCTCCGCCGCCTCTGCGACCCCCGCCCAATCGTCCTCAATCCCTTGTAGGGTCGCTTGGTTCTCTGCGTAGGCTGCGTTCAGCTCGTCCAGCGCGGCTTGGTACGCCTCAAGGTCGTCCCATTCGCCGCCCGTCCAAAAGTGATCCCAGCCGCTCATGTTGTCCATGCGCTCCTGCTCGAGCCGCACGTTCTCCTCTGCCTTGGCAATCTCCTCCTCGAGGTTTGCCTGCTCCTTTAGGAGGTCAACATAAGCCTGCTTCTGCTCTGCCTGCCGTTCCTGCTCCGCTTGAGCCTCCGCTGCCTGTTTCATGGCCTCGATGCTCTTTTCGGTGCTGCTCGCCACGTCGTCGTAGGAGAGCGCAAGCTCCGGAAGGTCTGTGTTGAGCTGGTCTATGACGGCTTTCATCTGCTCCTCTTGAGCTGCCGTCCTGTTGGTGGTGGAGGCCAAGTCCTCGAGCTTCTGAATGAGGGACAGCGTTCCGACCTCGTTCTGGTCGATGGTCGCCATGCTATCCTCGTAGCTGGAAATCAGCTCGTCATGGCTCTGCACCAGTGCGTCCACCTCTGCGGTGAACTCCTCCACCGTCTGCTTGTTCGCCTCGTAGGAGGCCGTCAGGTCGTCCACCTGATACTTGAGCCGAAGCGCCTCCTCCGAGGTCTCCCCGTACTTCTCGCAAGCCTCCTCGTATTCCGCGTTGAGGTCTTGCAGCTCGTAATACTGCTCGCGGGTGGTCGCCGTCAGGCCCTCCACCTCGCCCAAGTCCTCTTGGAAAGCGTCAACAAGGAACAGCACCGCCGCCGTGACCGCTGCAATGGCTGCCGCAATCGCGGTAATGGGCCAAATGGCCGCCGATAGCGTTGTACCGAAAAGCGCGGTCGCCGCCGTCGCTACCGCCGTCCCTGCGGCGTACAGCGCAAATCCGGCCACCACCACGCCGAGGCCCACGCCAATGGCGGTAATGGCCTTTGTGACGGCGGGGTGCTCCTGTAGGAACTCGCCCACGCCCTGCACGAAGCCCGCGAGGGCCGAGGAGCCAGCAGACACCGCCGGGGTAATCGCGGAGCCGAACGCCGCCTTGATGGAGTTTCCTGCGGCCTGCCATTCGTCTCCCATCGACTGTGCGCCCTCTGCGAGGGTTCCAACCGCGTCGTACATATCCAGCGTTCCGCCCTCGATGCCGGAAAGCACCGGTAGGACGGTGGCCTCCAAGTCCTCGTACTGGGTGCCGAACAGCCCCACCGCCGCCGCGTTCTTTGCCATCGGGTCGTCCATGCTTTCCAGCGCGTTCACGACCTCGAAAAACGCTGTGCGGGCCGTGTCGCCGCCTGCGGCGAACTTCTCCGACATCATATCGGCGTTCATCCCCAGCAGCTCAAACGCCTCCGCCGTGGTGTCGCTGCCGTCTTTGGCCCGGATATTGAACTCCTTGACCGCATCGCCAACCTTATCCACGCTGAACACGCCCGCCTCTGCGCCGTCCACAAGGCTCGAGACGAACTCCTCCGCCGAAAGGCCAAGGGCGGAATACTGCGCCGAATACTCATTCAGCACGTCCAGCAGGTCGCCGTTCTTGTCCGCGCCGTTCTGCGCGCCAATGGCAATCAGGTTGTATGCCTCCTGCGCCGAAACGCCGAAGTTTTTCATCAGCGCGCCCGCCGTCCGCGAGCTTTCCGATACCTCGTACCCGAGTACGTTGTTCAGCACGAGGGCCGCGTCCGTGGCCTCCTCGAGCGCGTCCCCGGTAAGCCCGGTCGCCGTCTTTACGTTCATCATGCTCGCGGCTACCTCGTTCAGGTTCTCCGCGCTGGAATCTGCGTAAACATCAAGGGAGTTTGACATCAACTCGTCAAGCTCCCTGCCCGTTGCGCCCGTTGCGCCCACTATCGTCTTTTCCGCCTCGGAGAAGCTGCCCGCCAGCTCGTAGACTGCCCCGGCGATCTCCATGACCTTTGCGGTGATACCCGCCGCCGCGAGTGCGCCCGCAACCGCGCCTATCGCGTCCGTGCCCTTGTTTCCGGCTCCCTCGGCCTCCTCTGCGGCCTGTTCCGAGGCGTTGGAAAGTTCCTCCGTCGCCTCGCTCGCCCTGCCGTTGGCCTCCGCAAGGGCCTCCGCCGCGTGCCCGGCCCGCTCTGCTGCCGCCTCGAGCTGGTTGAGGTCGCTCGTCCCGGAGGCCATCGTCTGGTTGTAGGCCTCCAAAGCCTCGTCCGCCTCCTGTTGGGCCTTTTCCAGCTCCCGCATGGCCTCCGCTGCCTCTGTGCTCGCCTTGGCGAGGGCCTGCTTGGTCTCTGCCGAAACGTCCTCATTATCCGCGAGCCTGTCGGCGGTCTGCGCTGCCTCGTCCATCGCCGCGCTCAAGTCCTGCTGGATTTGGGCCGTCGCGTCCATGCTCCGGCCCAGCTCGCTTGCCGACTGCTCGCACAGTTCCAGCATTCGGTTCTGTTCCTCGAGGGCATCGGCCGATTTCAGCCCCATCTCCACCAGTTCCTCGGTGGAGTACGTCGCCTCAAGCAGCTCCTTGCTGTAGTTTCCTACCGCGTCCGTCCAGTAATCGGCCTGCCCCATCGCGTCTTGCAGGTTGTCAATGGAGGTGGCAATGCCGTCCACGGAGGACACCGCCGTCGAAACGCCTCCCGCAATCCCCTCAAGGGCGGCACTGGCTGCGTCCCCGGCTCGCTCCCATTGCTCCGTCATGCTCTGGCCCTTTTCGGCCATCGCGCCGAGCTTGTCGCTCATTTCGTCCACGAGCTTAAATCTCGCCAGCAAATCAGCCATTTCCTCGCCTCCTCTCCGCTTTATGAATGTAAAAAGGGCCTCGCATCTTCTGCGAAGCCCTTTAAGCTGTCGTAATTAAGTTTTCAGGGGTGTTTTCTCTCCGAAAATCCCCTTAAAGTTCTATTTTCGTTCTTTTTGGCTTGTGTGTCTTTTGGAAATCCTTTGCCACCTTGGACGGGAACAGCCCGCTCCCTGCGGCATCGAGCTTCACGCTCTTGCTCTGCCCCTCGCTGGTGTACGAGATTATCAGGTACGTGTCGATGGCCGCCAGCGCGCCGACTGCCGCGCCTGCGCCTCCGGCCACGTACTTCCCGGAGGCGGCCCCGGCGAACGCCTTGCGCCCGCTGCCGTCGCCCGTCACAAAGTCAATCCCCGTCACCTTGTCTCTCGCAACGCTGATTTCCTGCCCGTCTTTCTTGAACACGATTTTGTCCGGGCCGTAGAACATCTCCACCGTCAGGCCCTTTGCCAGCGGTAGCCCGCTGACGTGCTTGAGCGTCCCGCTCATGGTCGCTCCCAGCCGGGTGGCCGTGGCCTCTTTCGCTCTCTTGGCCCGCTTGGATTTTTTGTATCCTCGGTAACTGATATAGGCAAGCCCTCCGCAAAACAAGATGATGATAGCAGCCGCGATAATGTTGTCTTCCATAGAGCGTTCCTCCCGTCTTTCGGCCTGCCGCCCGTGTCAAAGCACAATCTTTCTGTACTTATACTCCCATAGGAAGCCTCCGGCCCGTTTTTGTTTCCTGCGTAGGCAGGCGTTTATGCAGGAAACATTTATCCCGGTCGCCCGCGCTGCTGCGCTCTGGCCGGGGTACTCCGCAAGCACCTTGAATGTCGCCGGGTCGATTTGAAGCACGGGTGTCTTGCTGCCGTTTTTTGCTGCGGCTCTCACCGTCCGGCTGCCGTAGTTTGTGTTCTCCTCTGCCGTTGTCCACTCAAGGTTGCTCGCGCGGTTGTTTTCGGGGTTCTCGTCTCTGTGGTTCACCTGCGGCTTACCCTCCAGGTTCGGGACAAACGCCGTCGCCACAATCCTGTGCAGCCGGAAAGACCTCCTCTTGCCGTTCCTGTCTACCAAGGAAATCTGCATATATCCGTGCTTCTTCCTCGTCGGCTCGATAATCTTTACTCGCCTCACTCGTCCAAGATTGCTGACCTCGTAAAGCCCCTCATAGCCCAAAATGGGCCGCCACCTTTCCCGCATAGCACGCCCTCCCAATGGTATATACATTATACCCCCCCCCCCGCTAAAAATCAATAGTTTTCGGAAAATGCCCCTATAATTGGCATTTCGTAATTATTTCTTGACGTTAACGGTATCGTGCCTTACGGGTTTCCTGTCCTCCTCAAGCTCCGAAGCGATATAAAGGAGCTGTATCTCTCGCGGCATTCTGTAAAAGTCCTCCATGCGGAGGCTGTGCCGCTGCCAGAGCACGCTCGCCCAATATCCGTCGGTGCCGGGAGTGCTTATGAGTTTTTTGCCGCTTCCAGCTCCTCGTCGTCATTGACCGCGCTCGCAAGCCCGAGGGCCTGCATTACCATCCGTGACACGTGCTGGTACTCGTCCGGCTTTGGGAATACCTTGAGCGGCATATCCGTCACGTCCAAGCAGTGGTAGAACTCCATCAGCTCCTTGTCCTTGAGGTTGGGGAACTGCAAAGCCTCCACAATCAGGTGGCGGCTGGCCCGTGCGCTGTCCTTTTCGGTTTTCCACACGACCTCGCCCATCGCAATCAGGGGGTTGCCCTTCTTGTCGGTCGCCATGCTGCGCTTTCGGTAGGCATCGTTGATGCGGTTGATTTCCTCCTGCGACAGCACCTTGATTTCCAGCGGGATTACCTCGCCGTTCTCGTCCCTGATGCTGTCAAGGCCGGGGGCGGTGACAACCTCCGGCTCCAAACTGCGCATGAAATACTTGAGGTTTTTCTTGTCTGCCATGTCGTTCTCTCCTTTTCGGATGTGTTATAAGTATCGGCCCCTCCCGGCGGAGGGGCCTCTTGGTTACAGGATGTCTTTTGCGTTGAACGCAACCGTATCCTCCACGACCTCGCCGCCGCTGTCGAGCATGGTGAGCGGCAAATCGCCGGTGAGGACGCAGCCAACACAGGTGATGGTGTTGGTGCCGAACTGCTTGTAGTAGTCGCTGCTCTTGTCCTCCATGATGCCCTGAATTGTCATTTCAGGGGTCTCGCGGCTCCCCTTGTACTCTTTGATCTTCTCCTCGAGCCATTTAGTGGAGCGTCTGCGGGTAATGGAGCCTGTGATGGCGTAGCCCAGCCACCGGCTGCTCGGGGTAAGCTCTCCAAGCTGCCTCCCCGTCCAAACATCCGGGGTGAACTTGATTTCACACTTGATACTGTCCGCAATCTCCACGCCGTCGAGGTACACATGGCCCTCTCGCAGCGAAATCGGTGTTTTGTTGTACTCCATCTCCTATCCTCCTCCCTTATCTTGTCTTGACGGTGAAGTACAGCTTTTCTGCGCTGTCCACCGCCTTTAATCCAACGTTGAAGTAGGTCTTGTCGCCCTCGCTGGCCTCCCGGTCTACGAGGAAGTCCTCGTCGTAGGATACGTCGGTGATCGCTCCGCTGTCGTAGAACTGGCGCAAAATGGTCTTGCCAATCCCCTCCATGACGTTCCAGCCGTTCTCCTCGTTATCGAACTTGTTGGGCGGGAAGTTGAGCTGTACGGTCTCTTGGAAGGTGTCGTAGACGCGGATTACGCGGTTCTTTCGGTAGCTCTCGTCTTTCCCGTCGTCGAAGGTGACAAGGCTGTTGATGTCATACTCAACCACCACCTCGTCGTTCTCGTTGACGGAGAAGAAGAACTCGCCCGCATTGATGGCTGCGATAGCCTCCTCGTTGCTCTTGGGATTCACAACAGCGGTCGCGCCTGCGTACTGGTTGTAGGTCAGGCTCTCGGTGTTGCTGGCCCCTGCGGTCGCGCCTGCGACCCATGCGCAGGCCTCTGCCACGCTCAGGTCGTCTCCGTCAAGGGAAACGCTGTTCGTGACATTGATAACGCCCTCATAGTCCATGTCCGGCGCGTTCGGCATTACGACCTGCACACCCTTGCCCATGCTGTCGCGCATATATTTGATTTTTGTGAGGGCCGCCTGCTTAACGTTCGTGATCTCCTCGCCGTCAAGCGGGAAGCAGACCGTGTTGAACTTCACGCTTTCCCAGGCGTCGATAAAGTCCGTGATGTCCGTGTTGGTGGCCGTCTCGTCGGTGCCAGAAGCAAGGGTCGTACCGGCTGCCTCTCCGAGGTTGCCCGTTCCGCTGAATGTGATATACGGGTTGTTGAGAGCAATCAGCTCCTCAACAGTCGTCAGCCCCTCGTACTCCACAACCTTGTTGCCCCCAAGATGGATAATCACATCGTATCCGCCCGTCGGGTTTGCGTCCACCGTCACGGCGAGCTGGTTGCCCCGGCTGCCGCCGTACTTGGCGGTTGCGGAAAGCGTGTTTGTGGTGTCTCCGCTCGCGCCGGTCTCGCTTGTGCCGCCGGATGTCTGCCCCTGCTCCGGGAGGGTCATTTCAATCTCAGCCGACGCCTTTTCGCCCTCCGTAAGGATGTAGACGTATACGGTCGTCGCCCGCTTGAAAGCCTCCCGCAGGAGCAGCATCTGCCGGTTCGGGTCGTTGTCGTAAATGCTGTAGCCGAACGTGGCCGCCTCAGTGTCGGGGCTGGCGTTCGTCAGTTTAATGAACTTCTTGGCCGGGCCGTAGTTGGCCTTGGGAAGCGGGATAATAACAGTACCACGTGCGCCAGCACTGAGTACCGCCGGGTCTCTCCCGCTCTCAAAGTTGATATACGTACCCGGTCGCGTCTTGCCAGCATACTTGTCAAATCGTCCTCCGGCCATCTTACTTCACCTCTCTTTTCTTCCACGTCTCAATGTGCGCCCTCATTTCGTTGACGGTGTACTTGCCCGTCATTCCGTAAGTCGCCCCGGCGAACGTGCTCGTCGATACTCCAAAGAGTTGGCGGCAGTTCTCCTGCAACTTTGCGATGGCATACTTCGGTGCGGCTCCGGTTTCCACCGTCGCTTGGCCGACAGTCGCCTTTCCTCTTGCTGCCATATCATTTCCTCCTTACTCCGGCTGTCTGCCGGTCTCGTTTATAGGGGTCGCATACTTTTCCAGCGCGTTCGCAAATGCGTCCGAAACTGTTTTCTCGAACTCCATGAACAAGTCCGTATAGAAAACCTGCGCCCGTTCCTTTTCTGCTGTGGTGTCGTTGTAGGGCCTCCGGCTCCTCCAGCTTATTGTGAGCTGCGCGGCCCCGTCGTCCAGCACTTTGAGCTGCGGGTCGTTTACTCTTACCCAGCTCCCCGCAATCGTGCTGCCGTCCTCCGCAATCAGCGGTATCAAGTTCCGCTCCGCCCGTATTGCCGAAATAACCGGGCTGCCTATGCTGTAAGCCCCCTGCGCCGTCGCATGGAACAGTTTTATGAACCAAACGTAGTCCATGTAGTAGGTGAGGAATGTCTCCCCGCCCGTGTCAATCTCCGGCGTAGGGAAGTAGGCTGCCGGAACGGAGAAGTTCTGCGGTACATTCCAGTAGTACGGGGCCGGGCCTCCGGCCTTTTCCAGCACAAATTTGATGATGCTCGCCATCTCCTGCTCAAGCACCTGTTTTCACCTCCCTTAAACGCCCTCGAAATAACTGTCCATCCATTCTTGCAGTTTGGCCTCAAGCAGCTCCGGGTAAATCCTGTTGAGGATGCGGAGAGCACTCTCCCAGTAGTGCTTGCCCTCCACCCAATGCTGCTTCAACAACATCCCGCTCTTTGCTGCGGGGTCATAAATGAAACGGTCACCCTCCCAATACCCCGGCACCCAGCGTCTCGCCACGCCCTTGGTATTTGTCCAGTGACCGTCATTCACATAGCCCGCATACTTCACGTTCGTACCAACTTCCAGCGTCAGCCCTCCGTCAGTCAGCTCCCATACATTGCCCTCTGCTCCTTTTTCAAAGCTGGCGAGGAGCTGCCTGCTGTCCAGCACTTTCCGCCGCACGATTTCATCCTGCAAAATCCGCAGGAACTCGTTCCCCAGCCCCTCCAAAAACAGCTCGAACTCCTTGCGGAAATCCCCCTTGGCAGCCCTCTCCACGCTTCCAAAGAACTTCTTGAAATCGCTCATGTCAATTTCAACGTAGCTCATAGGTGCCGCTCCTCGTCAATCTTCTTGATGTAGACGAATAGGTGGTGGTTCCGCACGTTGATGGGCTGCTCCGCCGTGTACTCGTGCCCGGTAGCGCAGTCCACGATTTTGTCGTTGAGCCGCACGTCGGTTCCGATGGGGAGCGTGAGCTTGATTTTCGCGTCCATCAGGTTCGCCGGGGCCGTTTGCGTCACTGTGATGCTCGCTGACCGCACCCCGAAATGGCAGGTCTGCCAGCTGATGTCCGGCTCCTCCGGGTAGGAGAACGAGGGGGAGGCCGGGAGGTTGTACCCCGGTGACTTCTCCCCCTCGACGACATGGTAGATGTCGCACGTGTGGTTGAGTAGGTTCTCCAAGCTCATGCCCGCACCCCCCTCAAAGTCGCCTCATGCGAAGCGTAATGCCCTTGCGTGGCTCCGCTACAACAAAGTCATCCAGCAGCGCCGCGAGGTCTAAACCGTCCACGCTGATTTGGCTGGTCTCGGAGGTGTAGCTGTAGTCGTCGAACGTCTCGGATTTTACGTCTTTCGCGGCGAGGACGGCGTTGTGGGCGTAGGCCTCCGCCAGTATCAGCACCGCAGTCTTGGCGCTCTGCGGCATCTCCTTGTAGCTTTCAAAGGTGTTATGCGTGTATGTGATAACATACTGCTCCGCCCTCGCAATATCCACCGCAAGCTTTGTGTCACTGCGCTTCTGAACCGACGGTATCTCGGAGTAGTCCCTGACCTCTTGTGGCGTTACCCACGGTCTTTCCGCCATAGCCCTCACCGCCTCACAATTCGAGGCGAATCGCTTTGACGAAAATATCTGCGCAGCCGCCGCCGGTCTCTGCGGCGGACAGCTTGGCAGTCAGGGCAACGTCCTTGTCGCCCACGGCTTTATATGCGCTGTCCTTGGTGGTGAAGCCAACCGCGTTCAGCGTAGCTGCGTCGACGTACTTCACCGGTGTGCTCTGGTCGCCGCTGACATCCAGCGTTGCGCTGGCGAATGCGGTCTTTACATCAACAAAAAAGCTGATGATACGGAAGCCCGCCGGGAGCTTCACGGGGAACTGCGTTCCCGTTGTCGCATCGGTCTCCTTGTTCACGGTGCCAACATAGAACGTCTGCTCAATGCCGCAAACGCCTCTATCGTAAATTGCAACTTTCATTCTGCTTTGCCCTCCTTTAGCTTTCCTGCAGGTCAATCATCGTGGGGCTGCCGTCGGAGTGGTCTCCCTCCGCCCACAAGATTGCGTCCACAAAATCGGCTTTCTTAAAGCCCTTGGTTTCGACCACCCCGACCTCCGGGGAAATTTCCTTGAGCTGCTCGAGCGTCATGTCCTCAAGCTGCTCCCGCGTGTACGGCTCCCTCTCGGGTTCCGGCTCCATCGGCTCCGGCTCGCCCGTCACCACGCGGAAATAGCCCGAGGCCACCGCTGCCTTTGCGGTGGCCTCGTCCTCCACGAACACGTCCGGGTGTTCCCGTGTGGCCTTGACCGGGCCGTAGTAGGAGAGGGCCTTTACCAGTTTCAAATGGTAGCTCATAGACACCCTCCTCTCTTACTTCAAGCCCTTGATGATGGCGGTCGCGTCCAGCTCCTCGATGATGGGGTCGTAGTCGAGGTGAACGACGTAGAAACGCTTATCCTGCATGATGGCTTCCTTGCCCTCGGTGGTCTTGCGAATCTGCACGCTGTAGGTGTTTACCACAATCAGGTTCCGGGGGTCGGTCAGGAGAATGGTGCCGTCGTCGAGGGACGGGCACTCAACAGCCTGAATCCGAGCCGGGGCGGTGTAGATGCTGTCGGGTACCGCGCCGCCTGCGCCGATAACCTTGTTCAGCAGGAACAGCTCCCACTCCTGCGCCCGGCGGGGGGACATCAGCCAGCGGAGCTTTCCGTTGTTGTACTTGTTGGGAATCTGCGCCAGCGTCTTGTAGAACAGGTCGAGGCTCATTTCGCTCTCGCCGGAAGCGTCATAGACGTGGCCGCCGTTGGAAATCTGCTTAATCCAGCCGTCATTGATTTTCAGGAAATCATAATCGGCGGTGCCCTCTGCCACTTCCTCGTCGCCGTTGAGGTACAAGTCCTCCATGTCCACGCCGAGCTGGGTAGTCATAAGGTTGGTGACGATGTTCTCGAAGTTCTGGCCCTCGATGTTCTCGCGCAGGGTCTCCTCGGTGATTTCCCAAGGCAGGCGTACAGCGGTGGTGCTGTACTCGATCTGGCTGGTTTTCACGCCAGCGCGGTAGTTGTCGTCCGTGTTCTCGGTCTTTTTGCGGACGATGCGGCGGTCAATGCCAATCTTGTCGATTTCGCCAGTCTTGGCGGTGCGCATCTCATGGCGCACGAGGCCGCCGAGGTTGGTGGCCTCAAAGGTCTGCTGGATGAATCGCCGGGCCTGTTCCGGGTTCAGCAGGCCAGAGGACAGGCTGCCCGTCTCAATGGCCGCTTTGCGAATGATGGTGCTGTTATCCATTGTCTGTTTTCCTCCTTGTTATTGGATTAGAGAATGCCGTGCAGGTAGTGCTGCTCGCCTGCGGCCTTTTCCACGCCGCCGCCGAGGTTGCTGGGGAGACCCCGGCTTTTCAGCACCGGGTCAACCGCCTTTGCCACCGCTGCGGTAATCATCTCCTGCACCTGCTCTGCGGTGACGACCTCGCGCTGCGGCTCAAGGGCTTTTTCGACCGCCGCCTCGACCATAGCGTTGATGGCCTCGGGGGTAATCTCGTCAGCCTTGGAGACGCAACTGCCTTTCTTCTTGGCCTCGGTCACAGTCTCCTTGTTCTTGTTCTCCTCCTCGGTTTCTTCCTCCTCGGGGGTCTTGGCTGCGGTGTTGGTCGCCTTGGCGAAAGCCGCCTCCACAGCCTTTTCCACAATCCCCTCAACTTCCTGTTTAGTCACTTGCTTTTCCTCCTTGTCTGCTTTCTTGGTGCCCTCCGGGTTTCCCTCGCCCTCGCCGTCCTCCGGCTCCGGGTCGTCGAACTCCTTGAGGAACGCGCCCAAGCTCTCGTAGATGCCTTTCAGCGTCTCGCGGTTCTTGCCACTCATTTTCTTCCCGGCCTTTTCTACGGGGCGGTCGGTCTGAATGGCCTCGGTAACGCTTCCCCCGCCAGTGAGAATACTGGTGATAATCTGGCTGAACTCCTCAAGGCACTCGCGCACCTTGTTCTCGTCGGTCTCGTAGAGGTAGCGGCCCGTGATGGGGTCGTATTTATATAAAATCTCCTCAAGGGAGTTAAAAGCGTTCCAAAAGAGCGTGCCCTTGCTGCGCTCCTCGTAAAGCTCCGCCATAGCCCCCTTTTCCACCACAGTAAGCCCCAACATCTTCCCCAACTGTTTCAGCAGCCCTTTCTTCTCGCTGGTTTCCTGCTTGCTTACGTTCTCCAATTCAACGTCCTCCTCGCTGTAGTTTCCGAGGCCGCCCATTGAGAGGCCTGTGATTTCGCCTTTTTCAATGCCCTCCCACACGCTCTCGTCTGCGACCTCTACCGTCATAAGCCATGTCCCTTTCTTGATGGTCTCGCCGTCGATGTCGAAATCGGCCTTGGCAATCCAGCTCTCCACCACGCTCGCGCCGTCCAGCGGCTCGAAGCTGTGCTGCAGGTCTACCTTGTTGCCGTTCTTTGCGAACCAGTAGGCCGCCTTGGTGATCTCCGCCTCGGTCATAAAATTGCCGTGGCTGTCCTCCGCCATCGGCTCGTAGACAATGCCCGTGACGTAGTGGGTCTCCGCGTCCGCCTTGACAATCCTGCCATAGGTGGTGAACGCAGCCTTGCCTCCGTCCTCTTTCTTGATAAGGAACTGCCGCTTGTTGGCCGCCTTGTCCACGAGGCTGACGAATTGGATTTTCGCGTCCGTAATCTCGTAGGCTTTTTTCAAGCCTTTCATGCCCTCTCACCTCCTTTCCTCGATTATCGGAAAATATAAAAAGCAGCGTCGCCGCTGCTTCTTACCGTGCATCATTTTCGTGAGGCCACGAAAATGGTCTGAACAGCCCGTGAGGGCCGTTGTTTGTCCGGGCGGGTATTTTCCCCACCCGCTCGCCCTCGTGCGCTTCTGCGCTACGAGAGGAGGCAGGGGAGGCTATTTCTCCTCTATCCCCGCTTTCGCCTTGTTCCTCGCGTCCAGCTCGCGCTCCCATTCGTCGTCCATCTCCTCGATGGCCTGCTGCTGTAGCCGCTGCCGTTCCTCGAGGGAAAGGCCAAGAACCTCCGTACTAACTACGGGCTGGGAGATGCAATGGCAGTTGATGCTTTCCTCCGGCGGGAGGCTGCTGTCGCGCGGGTACATCGGGTAGTAGGTTCCGCCCTTTATCCCGCGCAACTCGAAAGGCTGGTCTTTCGGCACCCTCTGGCCGTCCATGTCCATGTGGTTCTTGCGCGGGTCGTTTCGGTAGGCCCCCGTGTGCTTCCACATCTTCTCCTCGACCGCCGGGCTTTGCATGAACGCCTCCTGCTGGGCGACGCTGTGCGCCCGCAGCACTTCCGTCACGGCAACGCGCCGGGCCTTGTAGTATTCGTCCCGTATGCCGCTGTCTAGGATGGAACGGGTGAACTCCTGTATGCTGCTGCCGTCCCGCAGCCCCTTTTCGAGTATGGTCTCGATTTCCTTGTGGCTGTTGAGCTGCATAATCTCGCCAAGCGACGCGCTCCACGTCTTTACCCACGCGGTCGTTTTCTTGGACACCTGCTTTAGCTCGAGGTCTTTGTCCGTCTGCTGGATATAGTATCCGATGAACTCCGGCATGAACTTCTCAAGAAGCTCCGTGAAAACCGTCGCCAGCTTGCTCATAAGCTCGTCGCTCAACTTCACCCCCGGCCAAACATCTGCCGCGAACGCCTCGAGGTCTACCGCGCCTTTCGCCGCCTCGAGGATATAGTCGGTTTCGGCCAGCAATGCGGCCGCAACCTGTTCTTCCATGTCCTCGAGGTAGTCAAGCGTCTTTTTCGGCTTTGCGTAGCCCTCCTCCTCGAGCGCGTCGGTAAGATCGTCGTCCGCCTTTTGGAGGTATGCGTCGATGGCCTTGAGGAGTGGCCCGCATTTCATGCACATGGCTCACTCCCCCTTGTCCATCTTGAGCAGCAGGGCCTTGACCTCTTTCATCACGGCCACCACCGCGTCGTCGCGCTGCGCTGCTGCTTTCTGTATCTGCCTCTGTAGGCTCATGGTAATGCCGCCGAGGTCGAACGTCGCCCCGCTCGCCTGCTGGTTCTTGTATGCAAGCGGAATGTCACCCCAAGAAGCCTCCTCCGGGTTGTCGGGGTAGTCCTCCGCGTCCTCTCCAAGGGCCTCGTAGACAATGCGCTTCGCCATATTGGGCGTAAGACCTCCCGCGCTGTTTGCAACGGTGAGCAGCTTTTGCAGGTCGTCCGGGTTGCTGATGTCAGGCTCCAAGAAGTACGCCTCGACGTACTGGAAATGGTAGCCGTTCAGCAGCCGGTTGTTGATGGCCCACGCAAGGCTCTTGCGCTCCGGCTGGAACACCTGCTCCTCCGTGACCTCCTGCGCGGTCTGCGCGGTGGCCCGGTTGAAATCGGTCGTGTAGCCCACATAGAGGTCGGGGAGCTGGAACGCGGATTGTACCTTGCGGCGGTTGTTGTCCATATACTCTTGGAAAAGCTCGTCTTTTTGGAGTATGCTCGCAAGGTCTTTGACCTCAATCTCCGGCTTTTCCGCTTGGTCGAAGTCTGCCCGCGCGTCTGTCGCCTCGGTCTCGAGGACGATAAAAGCGTGCTGCCCGGCCTCGCCCTTGATGTCGTTCATATACTGCTGTAGCTTCTCAAAGCTCTCGTCCGTCAAGGTGCCGCCCTTAACCATAATCATCAGTGGCGTGTGCCGCCCATTGATAAAGTAGTTGTTGTTCAGGCTCTCCGCCCTGCGGCTGCCGTCCACGCCGAGCACCTGACCTATCCACCGCACCGTGCCGTAAGGCTCCGTCCCGATGGCGAACTCCAATAGTTCGTTGGCTTGGTATTGCAAGTCAAGGGTCTTGCCCTCCTCGAGGTATTTCCCATCCCGCATATCCATCACGCGGGGGTCTCCGAACTCCTTGAAGTAGACGACCTTGCCACCGATTTCCTGCTTGTACTTGCAGTATCGCTTTTTCCGCTCAACCTCCTGCCCGTGGTGCCAGTAGGTTGTGGTGATATACGGTTCAAGGGGGCGCGACTTCCAAACGCTCTCCGTCTCCTTGATGAACTCGATCTGTACGACCTCGCCCGCGACGTTTCGGATTACCTCAAGGTAGGATATTCCGTAGGTCTCCCGTGCCTCAATCAAGTCCTCGAACACCTCCTTGGTGTCCTGTTCGATGTTCAGCAGCTCGATAATCTCCTCCGCCCGCTGGAACTCCGCCGCCATCTCCGGCGTTTCCTTCACGTCCTCGATGTAGCGCACGCCGATGCCGAAGCCCGCAATATTGTTCTTGTAGGCCCTGATACACTGGGGGAGGATGGTGCTGTTCTCTACGAGCTTCGCCAGCCCTCTCATATCGTGCCGGGGGTTTATCCAGTCCCCCGCGTTGTATGCCTCCTGTTCCGTAACCTGTACGGGCGTGTCGGCCTTTTCAATGAGGCTCTGCTGCGCCTTAATGACGCGCACCTCCATGCTTGCCCGCTTGCTTTTAGCCACTCTTTCTCACCCCTCTCCTCTTTGGCGGTTTCACTGGCAGGCAAAGCAGCAACACGCAGTCCGCCTCGTCCGGGGACGGCTGCCCGCGCTTCTTTACCGCGTCCTTGCTCTCAATCTTGATTTTGCTCACCTCCGTCAGCGCGTACTTGCGCCCGGAAAGCTGCGCCACGAGGTCGTCGTCGTCCGGGAGTATCAGCTCCACGGGCTTTCGCTGCCCGTCCTCGTCGTATGGCTGTAATAGCTTCTTCACCACGGCCATCATGTACGTGGTGCTGTCGTGGTAATACTTGTGCTTTATCCTCTGACCGAACTTCACCGGGTATATCTCAAGCCACCAGAAACGCTCCGGGTTCAGCCGCTTCACCTGCCGCAGGCGGTCTACCACGCCGCCGCCCACGCCGCCGTCGTCTATCTTGACGGGGATGGGGTCGGTCAGGTGGTATCTCTGCACGAGCTGTTCGCCCAGCAGGATAATGTCGTCTGCGGTTTTCATGGTGTCCTGCCCCTGCCGTTTCTTGTAGAACGTCACCTTTTCGTCCACCTTGTACCCGATTACCGTCTTGTCGTCGCCAAACCGGGCAACGTCGCACCCGATATGCACCAAATCCGGGTTTTTCCGGGGAGAAAACTCCGTCTGAATGGAGTTTTCGACGAGAGAAATCGGAATAAAAATATCATCCTCCTGTAACGGGAAGTCTCCGGCGACGCGAACTCTGAACACGTCGCTGTCCTCTCCGTACATTCGGATGATGGTGTCAATGAAGTCTTGCGATACCCGGCTGCTGTTCCTCCCGTCGATGTGGAACGTGGAGTAGCTGGCCCGGTTCTTGTTGTGGCTGTCGTAGAAAAAGCCCGTGAGCTGCGTCGGGTTCCCGCACATCAGGAGCCGCGCCCCCGGCGTGGAAAGCGCGCCCAGCACAGGCTCGAATATCGTGTCGTCCACGCCGCTGGCCTCGTCGATGATGTAAAGGACGTGTTCAGCGTGGAAGCCCTGTAGAGCGTCCGGCTTGCTGGCCGTTCGTGCCACCGCGAACCATTCCTCCGGGTAGCCCCTCATGTAGAGCTTTTCCTTTGTCCATACCAGCTCATTGGCGAGGGCCTTGTTGTTCCTTATCCACTTGCTGACCTCCGCCCACAAGATGTCGAATAGCTGGTGCTGCGTCGGTGCTGTGCAAGGGATTTTGGGGAATGGGTGCGTGCAGATGAACCAAATGACCGCCCACGCCTCCACCGCGCTCTTTCCTACGCCGTGGCCGCTTCGGACGGTTGTCATTGGGTTGGCTGCCACGCTGCGGAGTATCTTCGCCTGCTCCGGGTCGGGCCTCGCTCTTATCACGTCCTCGGTGAACTCTACCGGGTGTTCTGCATAGTACAGTACCGCCTCCGTGTCAAGCATTGCCCTCCTCCTTTCGCTTTTGATACGCCGCTACGATGGTGTCCGCGAGCTGCGTGGGCGCGTCGCTGGCCCCCTTGCTGCTCTGCTCCTCGAACATTCGGTTCAGCCGCTCGAGGTCGGTCGCCATTTTGATATACTCCTTAACGTCCTTTGGGGACATATCCTCGACTGACAAGCTGGCGAGGGCTTCCAGCGCCTTTTTCTGCACCTGCATGGCTATCTTGATATGGCGTTCTGTCATATCCTTGCGGCCTTTGGCGGCCTTGGCCCGCGCCTCTTTGTCCAGCTCATTCTCATAAGCTCGGACGCGCTCCTGCCAATCGTGGGCCACGCTCCACCGCTCCATCAGGGCCTTACTCTTGCCTAACTGCTGCCCGACGGCCCGCAGGCTGCGATCCGGCCCCATGTCCCGGTACGCTGCAAATGCCTCAAATGCCTTTTCGCTCTCGCCCCTTTGACGCTCCCACGGCTTGTCAGTCCATTTTCCCATGTCCTCCTCTCCTTTATCGTTCTCTCGGCTCTGCCCCGACAATCCAAAAGAGAGCATTTTCCGTGTTGAGGTCATGCTCTATCAGATATTTCATGGTCTTGGCCTCGTACTGCGGGTGCAGCTTTACGCCTCCTATCCTCATTTTCTGCTGCTTCTCGTAGACGAAGCCGGGCGTATGGAAAAGGTCGTGGTAAATGAACTCCCGCTCCACGCCAAACCGCCGGAGCGTCGCCTTTACCTTTTCCTGCCGGTCGTATGCCGTGGATATGAGGTGGACGCGCTTGACGTTCTTCCCATACTTCTCTATCCCAACGAGAACGCCGCTCGCCGTGATTCCGCTGCCGCAGGTGATGTAGAGGTCGTCCAGCTCGTCGGGAATGTTTTGCACCTGCTCCGCAACTGCGCCCAGCAGCACCCCTCCGTAGTCGTCGAGGTTTATACCGTACTGGACAACGAACATTCTCGCGGCCTGCGCCAGTGCCTCCGCCTTTGCCTTGAGTACGTTGTGCCTGCCGCTTTTGGCAAGCACCTCTACTCTGGCCCCGTAGCTCATTGCGAGCCTCGGCATACTCCCGGTGGCGAGCGACACCTGACTGGCCCCCCCGTATGCAACGACGCACGGTAGGCGGAAACGCCTTGCCGTGGCCGCCGTTATCGGGCCTTGCGGGGAGTGTATGGAACAGTAGGTGATTACACCAGTCATGTCTGGCTGCCGCCTCAACGCGGCCTCTACCAGCATCATGCACTGGCGCAGCTTCCCGCCGTTCACTTCTCCCGCCCCGAACGGGGTAAAGAGGTCGTCCCTCTTGAAGTACATTCCCGCTATCTCCTGTACGGGGGTGAGGTCATGCACCGTCATTCCTCTAATCCAAAGAGGCGCTTGTAATAGTCTGTCTTTCCCGAAAGCTCCTCCTGCATGAGGCCGTAGAAAGACTGGCTGTTGATTTTCTTGTTGATTCCAGCCACCTGATTCAGACTTTGGAAGCAGCCGCCCGTGCCTACCTGCTTCATCAGCTCCGTAGGCTCCGGGTTCTTTCCGTTCAGCAGCATACACAGGTTGTAGTCGTTCCCTTTGAAGCCCTCAAGCCCGTCAATGCCGCAGCACGTCATGCTGTCGCCCATCGCCCGGAGGCGGTTCTCCCCGGCGTAGAACTTGAGGCCGTGGCGGTGGCATTCCGCTCTGATCGCCTCGAAGTGCGGCCGCAGCACGTTCAGCGGGTAGCAATGGTCGCCCCCGATTTTCACCATGCCTTTTTTGGCCTTGTAGAACTTCATGCCCTCAACCACTACGCCGTAAACGCCTGCGTCTGCCAGCCGGGGGATATTCGCCATCACGTCCTTGAAAACCTCCGGCATATACGGCTGCACGCGGACGATTACCCGCTGCACCCGGCCCGCGAGCTTTTCCACGATTTTCAGCCGCTCCTCGTAAGGCGGGGTTCCGGGTTCGAGCTGGTCGTACTTGCTGCAAACCATACTCACCTGCACGACGCAATTGCATTGCGCCAGCAGGTCGAGGTATTCCGGGTCTGCCACGAGCCGCCCCTTGGTGCTCACCACGAACGGGTACTTGGTCTCCGCCAGCAGCTTCAAGCACTCATAGGAGGCGCGGATATTCTTCTCGATGGGCTGGAATGGGTCGCTCATGCCGCCCCAGTGGATGGGGATATTCCAGTCGCACCACGCCGTCTCCCGGCCCCGCTTCCCCTCGACGAACGAGCGCAGGGCCTCCACAGTTTCGTCCCTCTGTATCTTTGCGATGTTCTGCTTCTTTTGGGCGAAGCAATATTTGCACCCGTGGCTGCACCCCTTGTAGGTGTCGAAGCGCACCGGGAGGTTGCACAAGATAACCTGTGTCCCGCATTTGCAGCCCATCAAATCTCCCCCTTTGCTTTCTGTATGATGGTCTCCACAAGGGCCTCTTTCCCGTAGTCCTTGACGTAGGCTTTCAGCTCCTCTTGGTCGGTCTTGTCGAATGTCAGGCTCACGTTGAACAGCTCCTCGATGGCCCGCAGCTCCTCGTCCACGGTGTCGCCGTCAATCAGGCTGTCGATGTCGTTGGTGAGGCTGTCGATTTCCTGCTGGTTGAAGCCTGTGAGCGTCGCGTCGTCTCCCAGCTCCGCCAGCAGCGCGCCCAGCTTCTCCTCGTCCCATCCGCCCTCGATTTTGTTGAGGGCCACGTTGAGCTGCCGCTCCTGCATGGGGTCGAGGTCTACCACCGACACGTCCACCTCGGTCTCGCCCTCGTTCTCGAGGACAGTGAGCCGCTGGTGGCCGCCCACCACGTTATTCGTCCGCTTATTCCATATCACTGGGATAAGCAGCCCGTAAGTGGCAATGCTGCGCCGGAGGTTTTCGTACTCCGGGTCGCCGGGGATAAGGTCTATCCGGGGGTTATATGTCGCCCGGTTGAGATCGCTGATTCTCTTTCGCTCTATCTGCATCACAGCACCCCCTTGACCTTGTTGATGATCGCCGTCGCCAGCTCCACCTTGGCGTTCTCCTTGGTTTTTATGTACTCCTCCACCGTCTCCCGTGCTCCCGCCGGGAGGCTGAACGTCATGGTAAAGGTGCTGCGCTCTTTCGCGTCGTCGTAGCCGGAGAAGTCCTCCTCCATCAGGTCTTTGATGTGGTCGTACTGCATGAGGAGGCTTTGCAGCTCCCAGTCCTCGAAGCCCGTCAAGTCCATCGCCCCGGCCTCGTCCAGCTCTTGGAGCAGGTCTGCCAGCTTTCCGATGTCCCAGCGGCCCTTTACCTTGTTCAGCAGGACGTTGAGGATTTTCTCGTCCCTCTCGTCGAGGTCAACGACGACCGCCTCCATCTCCTCCGCGCCCTTTTCCAGCAGTACCTTGAGGCGTTGGTGGCCGCCGACGACGCGCCCGGTGCGCTCATTCCAAATAATCGGCTCCACATAGCCGAACTCCTCCATGCTCCGGCGCAGCTTTTGGTACTCTGCGTCCTCCGGCTGCAAATCCCTCCGAGGGTTGTAGTCGGCAGGCTTGAGCTGTGCCGCTTTCAGCGTCCGAATTTCCACTTTTCTCTCCTTTCTGCCCTTTTTCGGGGCGGATATTCCCTAAAAAAATACGCCACCCGTTGGAAATCCCAAACAGGTGGCGTTTTCTCTCCGTAATTTTACAGCTTACATTTTACCACTCCCAAGAGTGAAATGTAAATGCCTGCTTTGTGCCCCGGATAGCGTCAAAGCCTCTCAATGCCTCCCACGCCAAAGAACAGGGCCGTTAAATCCGCCGCACACACGTCAATATCCTTGTAGACCGTCCTCTTGTCGATGTGCTCCTGCTTGGCGATTTGCTCCGCCGTGGTGTAGTTTTCGGAGAGGTAAAGCCCCTCCAACACCCGCCAGTGCCTTTTGTCGTCCTGCCGGTTCGACCTCTCGCACATGATTTCGTAGCAGTCCAACATTTTATTCACATGGGTCATAATAATGCGGGTGGCGAGGTAGTTCTTCTGAATGCTCTCCACGAATATCTCCTCGTCCGCCGGGCGGCCCATGTTTCGCATGATGTCCTCGAAACTCTCGTCGGCCTCCTCTGCGTCCTCTATGCTGAATATCGCGTTCTCGTAATAGGCGTTGAGCCGCCTGTAGTTGCGGAGCAGCAGCTTGGTATTCTGGTACTTCCAGTCGTATTGCTTCTTTCGGTAGGCCTTGCGTTCCCGCTCCACCGCTTTCACGGCGGCCTTTGCGCCCACATCTGCTCCCGCTGCCGCGCCAATGGTTACGCCGAGGTTGACGGCTGCCTGTAGCTTCTCGTCCAGCTCTCTCATACTGGCCTCGATTGCCGCCGTGACCGCCGCCTCGATGAGGGCCTTTGCTTCATCTTTGCTCGTCATAGAGATAACTCCCTCCTTTTGGTTTTCATCTGATGGGAGTTACCTCCCGCTCCGCTGTTTTAGGGCCAGTCCCAGTAGTCCGGATCGTCCTTGTGCTCAAGCCATTCCGGGTCATTGCTCTGCTTCTCGATAGCTCTGACCCAAGGAATTGCTATGGCTGCCGCAATCAGCAGGCTAACCCCTGCCGCAATCAGGTACTCCACACCTCTGCCTCCCCTCAAAGGAATTGCAGTACGCCGCCTATGTACCTGACCTTGTACTCCTGCACGTCCTCCGGCTTTATGTACTTCCTGCCGTACCGCGCTTTCATGTCCCGAAACGTCTCCCACGGTATTCGGAAAAACTGCTGAAAGCCGAACGATACCAGCACGAAGCACTCCGCGCCGAGGGCTGCGTGGCGGTTGAGTTGCTTCTCCTGCTCCTCACTCACGACGCTCTGCTGTAGCCGGTCGCCGTCCGTGTGCTTTGCCTCGAACACGATGGCGCGCCCGCCCTTGAGCGTTCCTTTGTAGTCCGGCTGGGCCTGTTTGGTGTAGCAGGAAAGGAACTGCCCCCGGCTGTTCGGGCGGCCCAGCGGCTTCATCGGCTCCGGGGTCTTGGTGATCTCCGCCGCCCCGGTCAGGCGGTAGTGTCTGCACGCGGCCTCAATCATCTCCTCCCATATCTCCCCGGCGGCCCGGCTGCGTCTGCCCGCTGCTGCGGCTCTGTACCGCGCCGCGTCCATCACATCAGCCCCATTTCCGTGGCGAGCTGCGCCACCTTGTAGGCGGTCGCGCTTTTAATCCCCTTGCACTTGCCCTCTGCAAGGGCCGCAACGAGGATTTTTACCGCAGAGGTGTCCCCGATAGGCCCAGCCGCCTCCGTGCCATCCCGCGCCACGCTGGGGACGCTGACTACCAATTCCGTGTCTGCCGCCCGGTGGAACTCCTCGACGAGCTGCTTGTCTGTCATGTTCCGCAGCCGTACCGCCTCCTTGTGGAGGGCCAGCTCCTCCGGGGTATATCTGCACTTTCTCTTTTTACTCATGGTCGGTTGCCTCCTCTAAAATCTTCTTGACGGCCCGCAGCTTTTCGAGGGGGTAGCGGTCAATTTTATCCCATCCCGTTGCCTCCCTCACCCAAGTTTTCAGTTCCTCGCGTTCGATATAGCTGTCCGCCGCCTCGCGGGACGGGAAAAGAAGCCGAGGCGTCCCGTATTCGCAGTGTTCTATGAGATACGGCCTGCTGCTGGCGGTTTCCTTGAACTGAATGCCCCAGTTCCCGTTTATAGTGACATATTTTCTGCCAACCTTTACGACCTCCGCCTCCGTTGTGCGGAATTTGTTTCTTTGGGTGCGATAGTCCCCCATGACAAATACGGTCTGGCCGACCTCGAAATCCTTAATCGTCATGGCTGTTCCCCTCACCGCTTGTATGTGTGGTGCCTGCCGTCTGGCCCGGTAAGCGTGATGGCGGCGGGCATCCCGCTCGCGTCCTGCGTGTAGGGCAGGTAGCGGGCCTTTACGATGTGTAATTCTTTCTGGTGGCCCTTTTCGCACTTCGAGCATTCCTCTTTGCTCTTGAACTGCGTCCCGCATACCTCACACTGGAATAATTCGAGCTTCTTCACCCCTGCGCCTCCTCTTTCTTTTCCTCAAACTGCAAGCAGGCCTTTGTCCTGCGCGTCTTGTACTTGCGCCCCGGCCTGTTTCGGATGGGTAAGGGGCAGAAGCCCCCGTTTTTCGTTGCAGCGTCCCACCCCCATTTGGCGCAGTTGCCGCAAACCTTTCCGACGACCTCAATCCGCTTTTCCTCTTTCTCGACCGCCCGTAGGATTTTAACCGCCTCCCGCAGAGCCTCCGCATCGTGCTTGAAAATACTGTCCGGGTCGTCCGACGGTATAAGGCTCTCCCGGTCGTCAATTTGATCGAGTAAACTGCCGATGATTTCCTCGATTTTCATGGCCGCATCTCCTCTCTCCCCGGAGCTTTCGCTCCGGGGAGGTTTTTTGTGATATTGGATTAGATGTCAAAGCCCGGCGCGAAGCCAAGCGACCAGTACGCGGCGTAGGAGTTGTTCGCGCTGCCGCCCGTGTCCACAATGCAGGAGCCGTTGCCGTCCGTCGCATAGACGGAGCGGAGCCAGTAGGGGTACGTCCCCTCGCTCCCGCACTCTTTCACGCGGTCGCGCTCGCGCTTGAAGATGGGGAGCTGGAAGCCGTCGTCGATGTCTTTCCAGTAGCCCTCCTCCGAGGGGCCGAACACGTCCGTCGCGGAAAGCAGCCACATCAGGTCTGCGTACTCAATCCGCTCGCCGTCGATTTCCTCCACCATCTTGCGAGGCTTGAAGATGGCCCGCCACTCCTGCGCGATGTGGGGGAGAATATCAACAAGGACGTGCGCCCGGCCCTTGCTCTTGTAGTAGCCGCCTTTGTTGGTGGCCTCGTCGTTCATGGCCGCCTCGTCCCAGCAGTCCTTGAACACAAACCGGGCCGTATTCGGGCTGCTGTAGGCGCAAACCACGGTAACGGTGCCGCCCGTGTCGAGAGGAATATCAATCTCGTCGAAAGGCGAAACAACCTCGTCCACGTTGCCCTCCTCGACGGCGGTTTTGAGGTCGTCCGGGCTGATGTCCCCGCTCTCCACCATGCGGAAACGGCAGAGTTGCACATCGCGGGCCTCTCTCTTTTCCTCCTGCTCGGTGCTTCTCTCGCTTCCAACTTCCGCGGTCGTTCCCGGATGGGCGTTCACAATCAGCGGCGTTTCCGTCCGCCCGGTCTTGTCGAGGATGGCCTTTACAAGCTCCTCGTTGATGTAGTCGGCCCCCGTGATCTCCACGGCGGTCTCTGCAGTGTAGTCTCCTACGGTGTTGGTGCGCTTGATTTTGATGTCTGCCATGATGGTCTCCTCCTAAAAAAGGCTTTTTTGTAAATCCCCGTCCAGCATATTCCATCTGAATTTTGTGTCTCCGGGGGTTAAGAAATGGTCGTCCTCCAACTGGAAACGCCTGTCGTAGTCGTGTACTGTGTGCCCGTCCGGTTTGAAGTTTACCGGACTGTCCAAATCCCATTTCAGGAGTAGCGCCCAAAGCTCCGGGTAGTCCTTGCGGAGCTGTCGAAGCTGGTTTACTCCCTGATTGTGGCACATCCAGCACCCGTCCCGGCAGCTCGTTTCGTAGCTGGGCGCGAGTATTCCCTCGTACTGGCAGTAGAGGCCGCAAAGTCCCTCCTCTATTCCGAACTCAACGAGCGGGGCGCGTTTCCTTTCGTTGAGCTGCCCGAAACGCTTTGGCTCGTCCGCTGCTATGCCGAGGTATTCCACGATATTTTTACCGCCCCTCGCGGTGGGGCCTCCTAAAAATCTTGTCTTGAGCTTGGTACACCATTGCCCCTTTCTGTGGAGGCTGACTGGGAATCCGTAAATAGTCGATTTTGAGCTTCTTGCACCAACTCCCGATTTGTGCAGGAAAACCTTGGACTCTCTGCTGCGCGTCGCTTGAGGTCTGACTGGCACCACGGCCCCCAAAGCGTCGGGAATCCGAGGATTGTTCCTTGCCGCTTGCAAGGATGCCCCCCCCCCGCGATTTTCGGGGTTATCTGCTGACAATACCCCCCCCCCCCCGCGTCCTTACGCTTGGGTACGTGGTAAAACAGCTTTTCGTAGGTGACTTTCTCCCCGTCTCTCATGGTGCAAAGGTGTTCTACCTCAATCCGATACTTTCGCCAGATGTATTCATCTGCCCGCGCCTTGAACTCGACCATCTTTGGGTGTTCCCCGCGTATGGTGTCGGTCGCCCATACGTCTGTGGTCGTAATCCTGTCGAGCTTGAGGCCTCGGGTGAAAATAACGTCCAGCATTTTAAGGCTGTCTTTCCCGTGGCTTATTCGGGCGATGTATTGGAGCCGGTCGTTCCCTATGTGGATTTCTTCACCCAAGACGTTCACCCCCTATCGGTACTCTTTTCCTGTTTCCTTGTCCTTGAGGGTAATCCTCCCAACAACCTCGAATCCGGCCAGCTCCGCCGTCTGCTTCATCACTGGAATAAGCCTACTGATTACCGCGAGGCGTTCTGCGGCCTCCTGCTGCCGCTGCTCCTTTCGGATATTGCTCATGGCCTCTCCGGGTGTGGGGTCGCTATAACCCTCTGCGTTCTTATACATGGGCCGCCCTCCTTACGTCGCGGATTGAAGTACCTCCGCCGCTACGTCCATCGCTGCGCCGGTCATTTCTGCCCGCTCGCTCTCAAGCCGCCCGGCCAGCCGCTTCACTTTCTCGTCCAAGGCCCGCTGCACGTCCTTGCGGTTCCCGTAGAACATGAGGAGCTGGGTGAGCATGATGATAACGTCTGCCATCTCCTCCGCGATGTTGTTCATGGCCCGGTCGTAGCTGGGCTTATCCTTGGCCCTGTGCCGCTTGACGATGGCCTTTGTCAGCTCTGACATCTCCTCGATTGCCATTTCCTCCTGCGCCCGGGAGCCGTAGGTGTCAATGGCCTGTTGCAGCACCTCCGGCCGCATGGTGGTCGGGAGGGCGTGCGTCTCGTAGGCTTTCAGCCATTCCCGAAGCTCTGCCGCGCCCCAAGCCGTTTGGTAGAACAGGGCGATAACTCCGTCCCAGTCGTCCGTCCCGTACTGTAGGTTGTCCGCGAGGATTTCGTCGAGTGTTTCGCCGTCAAGCTCCTCCATATCCTGTGTGAGGCCGTCCTCTCCTGCGTGCTTCTCGTAAATCTCCCGCACGAGGTCAAGGAGCGGGATTTCCCGCTCGAAGTCCCTGTACCATGCCTCTCTGTCCTTGACGAACATCATGTTATGGGCCATTTCCCATGCGGCCATGTCGTTGGGGTCGTCGCAAATCTTCCGTAGCTCCATGTGTCTCTCCTCCTCATTCTCCGATGGTGACATAGGCATTCCCGCGCTTGTTCAGTTGCAGGTCAACCGGGTTCCCGCATTTCAGGCACGGGAAGTCGAAAACCTCCTCCGAGACGTTCGTCTTGTACTTGAAAACGCTGCCGCACTTGCATTTCAGGAACACGGGCTTCAAGTCGTGCAGCTCCGTCCTGTGCCCGCACTCGCATTTTGAGTAGGTGGTCGGTGTCTTTGCGCAAAATCCCCGGAGTTTTCCACACTTTTCACACTTAACAAGTAGAAAACCATTGTAGAGCTGCGGCTCCTCCGGGAGGTCTGGCATAATATTGATTTTCCCGTCGTCCGGCACCGCCTCCTGCGTGGCATTAACGTCTACGGCCCTGAAATTGCCGAACATACGCTCAACGCGGCTCTGCGGCTTGCGTATAGGCTCCGGTGCCTTGGGCGGCTCCTGCGCCACGCTGGGAGGCGTGGTGGTGGGTTCCTGCGTTTCCTCCCCGGCAGCGTACTGGATGGCCCGCTGCATGAGGTCTGATACCCTCTCCGGCGGCATATCGAAATTCATCTCGCCAAACGGCGTTCTCATTGTGAGCTGCACAGTGTATCCCTCCTGTCTATGTATTCCAAGGCTCTTTCCGAGTGCCTTGTCTATGTTGTTTATTTCCTGCTGCGTGACGCGGCCAATGCGCCGTTGGAGCCTGCTCTTGCTCACTGTCACGATCTGCTCGCAAAGGGCAACGGACGGTTTCGGTGCCGAGCCGATGAAAACGTGCGTAGGCAGGCCGACCTTTTTCCGGGTCGTCAGGTAGACGACCTCGACGATGGGCGCAAATCTGTTCCCGATGTCGTTGCTCACGACAACCGCCGGGCGGTTTGCCGACTGCTCGCTGCCTATGGCTGCGCCTCCTACGACGAAATAGATGTCGCCCCGCTTCACACTTCCTTTCGTACCAGCACCGCCTCTTTCCCTCAATATCGCCACGGCCAGCCAATCACCATCGAAAGGTTGTATATGTACTGGCCGCACCGCACACACACGTCATACTTGCCCCAAAAGCCTTGCTTTTTCATTCCCCGGACGCTTCCGGTATGGTGGATGGATGGGTGGCGGGCTTTCTCTGCCTCTGAAAGTCTCTCGTACCTCACGCGCTCTCCGCCTCCAATTCCGCCGCAAAAAGGGCCTCCGCAAGCTCCTTGAGCATTGCGTCAATGTCCTCCGCGTCCTTTACCAGTTCCTTGATGGAGGGAACTCCTGCGACCTTGTTGCGCCTCGCCTCCACCCACATCTCAATATGCTCCTCTTGGTCGAAGTGGGCCGCGTACTCCTTGACGTTCTCAACGAAGTTCTCCTCGCTAACGGTAAAAGAAAAGTCCTCTCCGGCAGGGGAGTGTTTTTCCAGCTCGATATATCCATCTCCACCGTTGAGCCAGTACCACCCCAGCTCCTCGCAAATATCCCTGTATTTCTCGTTCATGGCTCTGTGTCCTCCATCTCGAATAGGCTGCACTGGTTTTTGGCCTCCTCCTTGGCGCGTGCCTCCTGCCGTATCTTCCGCAGGCAGCAGCTCCCGTATCCGTCCCTTATGGCCTGTGCGCTTGTGAGTAGGCCGCCGCATCGCTTGCACCGTCTGGCCGGGATTTGGAATACCTCGTTATCCTGCTGCTCGCTCATGTCTGTCCCTCCTCAGTCGGGTAATACGATATATACGACAATAGCTTTCTTCCAAGGGAGCTTTTCATAGTACGGCCTGCATTCGCTCTCGTTGTTGGGAAGTGCGTCAAACTCCTCGCAGGTCATATAACGCTCAAGTGCGTCAAACACATCGTCGTCACTCTTAAACAGGAAGTGGTCTCCCGCCTCGAGGTATTCATCCACTTGCGCTTGCCCCCAACTACCAAGCCAGTAACCGCAGTCGTCTCCGGGAATTTCTCCATCAACCATCGGCACGACGGGCAGCTCCGGGTTCTCCTGCATGAGTTTGAAAAGCTCCTCGCGGTTCTTTCGATCTTTCTCTGAAATCATGGCTGCGTCTCCTCTCTGCCTCGGATGTCCGCCCACGCCATCGTCATTACCGTGCTGGTCTCCCGCAGGCGGCTGATGATTGCCACAATCTTTGTGTTATCAAAACCTCGCGGGGTCAGCGCGTTCGCCAGCGCGTCCGCGTTATAGTTGGTCGTCACAATGGTCGGCTTCATGTCCTCGTATCGGTCGTTGAGGATGGAGTAGAGGGTGCTCATGCTCCAATCGCTGCACTGTTCCTTGCCGAGGTCGTCAATTATCAGCAGGTCTACCCGCTTGTAGATGGACAGCACCTCGTGCTCCCGCGCCCCCTCGCTGTCAAAGGACTTCTTGATGTCCATAAGCAGGTCACTTGAGGTCTTGCAGATTACCGGGATGCCCTCTCCAATGAGCTGCAGCGCAATCGCCGCCGCGAGGTGCGTCTTGCCCGTGCCGTTCGTCCCCTCTATGTAGAGGCCGTCGCCCTTGGCCCGATGGTAGCCGAAGTTGTCCGCGTACTCCTTGGCAATCTCGTAGTTTTTCCGGCGGCCCGGCGTGTCGCAGCGGAAGTTGGCAAAAGTTCGCTGCTGGAACCTCTTTTTGATGCCGCTCCTGCCGAGCAGCCGCTCAATACGCTGCTGCATGGCCTTTCTGCGCTTTTCCTCCTCCTCTGCGGCCTTGCGCTCCGCCTCTTTGCGGTCGCACTCCCGCCAATAGGCTT